TTATCTTTGGGCTAAATCAGGCCTTTGGTTCTTTGACTCGATTTCTTCAAGAACGTGTAAAATCTCTTTGTCATACTCCCCGTTATTAGCTAAACCTATTTTTATGGCTTTCTTCAATAAAGGACGTATAGGCAGATTATCAATCTGCTCATCGATTGAATTATGAGTTACTGTACTTAAATTTGATTTTGTTAATCTTAAGAGACTGTTGATTCCTTCCCTACGTATAAAACTGATTAACATTATTTTCTCTTCACTAGAAAGCCATGCAAAGATATCTTTAAACTCAGATTCGAAATCAATTTCGTTTTTGCGAATTTCATTTTGGTTTAATGAACCTGTAGCTAACCAATCTAATGGACAATTACATGCTTCCGCCAGTTCTTTAAGTTTATCTAACGTAGGATAGCTTTTCCCTTTCCTGTAGTTTCTAATCGTCGCTTCTGTTAATCCTGTTTTACTGGCTAATTCAACATTTGTCATGCCTTCCATAACTAAGTTCAACCTATCAGGAAAACGGATTAATCCCTCCATTGGAATAATCTGTTTTTGTGCTTTCGGACTATTGTTGGACTTTTCCATATAACCTCATGATTAGTAATTTATTTTCTATAAAACCTGTCAAATCGAATTATTTTTCGAAAAAACCCAAAATTATTGTTGCATTCGAATTTTGCTTCGAATAAATTAAACGCTAGCGATAATCTATTTCGATTATAAAGTTTGATTATCGAAAGCGATAAACACAAGAGGATCACATAATGCAGCTTTCTAGGCAAGATTTGACACATTTATTTGTGCGCGAAGGTCATGACTGGTCGAGTAAGGCAATTTATACCGCGTTAGAACAACGTGGTGCTGACTTATCCTCACTCGAAATATCTAATGGTTTAAAGCCAGGAACTATGCGCAATGTTTTCTATCGCTCTTATCCAAAAGTAGAAGAAATTATTGCGCAGGTAATTGGTGTTGAGCCTTGTGTTATTTGGCCGAGTCGTTATGACATAACGCCTCACATCTCTAATCTGAAAACAGCTTAATTTGGGTGAACTATGTCTATTTGGCTTACTGCTAAAGAATGCGTTGGGTTACCAGACTTTCCGACGCGGTTGCAAAATATCCGTAGTCGCCTTGATAAGTATTCTGGTAAAAATGAAAACTTTCGTCGCCGTAGAGTCGGTACAAAGGCTTTCGAATATCACATTGACTGTTTACCAGAGGCGGCTCAGGAGGTTGTTAAACAACGTCATTTCAATGCTGTGTTAGAGCAGAAAAAAACGGATAACGCGCTCGAAAAAACGGTATCAAATACCAGCGTTAAACCCGTTGATGAATTAGCTTTAATGCGTCAGTGCCCTGCATTGTTAGAGCGTGAAGTGTCATCGTTAACCGCAGATCAAAAAGGTATTGCTGATGCGAGAGCGACATTAGCATTAGAAGTGCTTTCTTTGATTTATGCAGGCGATACACGCATTGGAGCGGTGACGCGTATCTCAGAGCAGTCCCGTAAAGGTGTTTTACCTATGACATTACAGCAAGCTGCTGATAATGCGAATGCACGCAAAGGGACAACCCGCCGCGGTGTGAGCATCCGCTCTTTACAGGAATGGGTCACGTTGTATCAGAGCACCAATAATGGTGATGAGCGATTGGCGTTACTGGCACCCGGCCACCATAAAGAGACTCGCCCTGAGCAGGTTTCATGGCTGCCAATGTTTTTATCGCATCACCGTAATGTGAATGGTCCATCTTTGATGGCTGCATACCGCACATTCACTGAAGAGTGGCAAGAGCTCTATGCTGACCAGCCGACAATGTTGGATGTTATGCCCTCTTATTATGCCGTTCGCCGCATCATGGATAAGTTACCAAAACGAGAACGAGCACGAGGACGCGTGACAGGTTCGGCAGCTCGAGCATTAGAAACTTACCAAAAGCGTGACTGGTCACAGATGCCAGTAAATGGTTGTTGGATATCGGATGGTAAATCCATGAACTTAAAAGTGGCTCATCCTATTCACGGGCGCCCATTTACCCCTGAGTTAACGCTAGTGTTAGATGGTCGCACGCGCTTTCTGGTGGGTTGGAGTTTGGACTTATCAGAGAACGTGATTGCAGTTGCATCTGCCTATCGTTATGGCATGAAACTCCACGGCAAGCCATTGTTCACCTATTCGGATAATGGTGGCGGTGAGAAAAACAAAACGTTAGATGCGGATATTACGGGTATTTTTCCGCGTCTAGGTATTAAGCACATGACGGGTATCCCGGGTAATCCGCAAGCGCGTGGGATTATTGAGCGTCTTAATGCGGTCATTCCCCGTCGAGTAGCTCAGCAGTTTCAAACTTACAATGGATTAGGCGCAGATAGAGAGCATGTACGCATTACCAGTCGTCGTATTGAGTCTGCGGTAAAAGCGATTGAGAACAATAAAGAGCTTAATCCCGTGCAAAAAGGCGCTTTGGCTAAGCTTCCAAGTTGGCAACAGTTACTTGATGCGATTGAGGTCGAAGTACAGCGTTATAACTATGAGCATGAGCACAGTGAGCTACCTAAGCGCAATGGTCGTCACTTGACGCCTGCGGCGTATCGTCAAGAAGTCTTAGCGGCAGAAGGTGATGAAATCGAATATCTCACCGAGATTGAGTTACGTGAAATGTTCATGCCGGAAGTTGTTAGAAAGGCGCAACGTGGCTGGGTTGAATTTAATAACAACGAGTATTTTGCTGAAGACTTGATCCTCGTTGATGGTGAGGATGTGCGTGTTGCTTATGACATTCACGATGCGAAAGAAGTCATTATTCGTAAATTGGATGGCACCTATGTTTGCACTGCAATATGGAATGGCAACAAAGTCGCTGCCGTACCTACTACGCACATGGCTAAGGCGATTGATGACCGTCGTAAGCGTCGCCTGGCTCGTGTTGAAGATAAACGTCGTGAGATTGAAGCAGAAGCGTGTCCATTAATCGATGCGAAGCCTACACCTGATTTTGGTAGCTTTATTCCTGCGGATGAACCTATCAAGACACCAAGAAAACCCATGACTTTTTTACAATCTGAATATGACTATTTATCAGCCAAGGCGGGTAATCAATAACGGAGGTTTACGATGTCTATCGTTAATGAACTTATCATGATGATGAATAATAAAGGCTGGTCACAAGCTCAAGCGGCACGTGGTATAGGTGTCAGCACTGCAGTGATTAACCAGTTTTTACAAAATAAGTACAACGGTGATGTTAACGCGGTTGAAGAAAAAGTCCGCCAATTCATTTTACGCGAACAAGAACGTGATAAATCGCGTCGTATTAAGCCTGTCTATGTTGACACGTTAATGGCACGTAAAGGGCGTGATGTCATCCGTATGGCGCACATGGATAGTGATATTAACGTTATCTATGGTGATGCAGGTATGGGCAAAACAATGATTGTACGCCAATACGCCAAAGAACATTTAGATGCAGTGCTGATTGAGGCTGACCCAGGTTATACAGCTCGTGTTGTTTTGGAAGAACTGTGCAACAAATTGGGTTTAAGTAAACGTGGCAACATGCACGAATTGAGCGAATCCATTATACAAAATCTGCGTGATTCGGGGCGCATTATCTTGGTCGATGAGGCAGAAAACTTACCTTACCGCGCATTAGAAACCTTGCGTCGTATCCATGATAAATCAGGGGTTGGCATTGTTTTGGTGGGTATGCCTCGCCTGATTCTTAACCTAAAAGGTAAGCGCGGTGAATATAAGCAGTTGTATAGCCGTGTGGGCTTTGCTTTACGCATGGGGGAATCACTACCCGAAGATGATATCACCAACATGATCACCACTATGTTACCGGAAGCGTCCGAACCAGAAGTATTAAACGCTCTTTATAAAGCCTGTAAAGGTAATGCGCGTCGTTTGTTTAAGTTCTTACGCGGGATATCCAATGGTAGCCAAATTAGCGGGCAACCTATTGATGTTCAGATGGTTCATGAGTTCTCAGAAATGCTGATTAATTAGGTGGCGACATGCGTAATACCATTATCGATAGACTCGAACTGATGATTGCTGAATTGGTGTTTGATAGAGAAATATCAAGTAAAGGCGTTTTATTTCACCGCGAAAATCTTGATGAGTTAATTAGTTTATTGATTGATGCTCGTGAAGAGATAGAAAAACTTCAATTAGTACAGAAATAATGGAGTTCAACATGGATATTACGATTACAACTGAAAACCAATCCATTGTCTCTGACTTGCTACGTGCAGGCTCAGTAGTACAGCACTTAGAACAGCAAGGCGTTACCATATTAAGTGTCATTACCCGTCATGGTAAACCTTGCATTCATATCGCTCGTCACGGCTATTGTGATGCGCTCATTCAAGCAGGTAAGGCATCTTACCTCTACTTTAATCGTCACAAAGGTAAACAAGGCGTCTTTGATACTGATGGGTGCCGCGTTTATTGGACTGAATCACTGCATTAGGAGGCTCGTATGGCGGCAAAAATCACCTTGGTGGTTAAGGAAAATAAAGAAGGACGCGTTGATGTGGAAATCACCAGACATAAGGGAGAACCCGATACGACATTAGATGAAATGGCATTTACTCAATCGTTAATCCATGAAATTGGTTTAGCGCTTTATAAAATGAAATTAGAACCAAAGGAGGCAAAATATGCACACTAATCCAAAACAATTTACACAACATGAAGTTATCGAGAACTACTGGCGTGATGCAAAAGGCATTTTAACCCCAGTTGATTTAATTAAACCCATTGATATACAGCGTGATGCATTGGTTGGTGAATTAGTCACTCAAGCTCAACACATCAGTGAGTTATTACGCCAATTTAAAATTGCCGCGTTCGGTGATATTGAGGCGTTCATCGCCCTATCAGCAGAACAGTTCGGTGTGAATGTGGGCGGTAAAAAAGGCAATATTACGCTGCATTCATTCGATGGTCGTTACAAAATTCAACGAGCAATACAAGACCGTATTGCGTTTGATGAGCGCTTACAAGCGGCTAAAGCGTTGATTGATGAATGCTTGAAGGATTGGGTGCAAGGCGCTAAACCGGAAATCCACTCCATTATTGACCAAGCTTTTGCCGTCGATAAAGAAGGTAATATCAATACGGGGGCTGTTCTTTCTCTACGCCGCTTAGATATTAAAGATGAGCGCTGGATGAGTGCCATGGAAGCCATCGGTGAAGCTATTCAAGTCGTAGGTAGCCGTCAGTACGTTCGTATCTATGAGCGTGTGGGTGACAGTGACCAGTATAAGTCTATTTCTCTTGATATTGCAGGAGTTTGATATGTCATTTATTCATTATGCGACAACGGCATCCATCGCAGAGCGCAAAGGGTTATTTATTGAGGCACATAGGAATTGGCTTGATGCGATTCGATTTGCACGAAAAGAAGTCAATCGCAAATGGGCGGAAGGTCGTGCTGATTTCTGTCTTAAATCGTCTGGAGGTCATCGTGTCCAAGTTAACCGCCAAGCAGTTTAATGATAAGTATCTTGTTGGTCATACTTTCATTTATCAGCGCAGCCGATTTCTGCGGGGAGGTCCTACTGTTAGAACATTAGGTCGCGCTAAAGATGAAGGAGAAAGAACCATTGTTGAAATTGATATTCATCCTTATTACATCGATATTGACACATTAAATTGCTAATTAATGTAACTCACTAAAAAATTTAACTTTTTAATTAATGGCGTAAACCCGCCGGGGCTGGCTTACGCCTAAATCCAAATAACGAGGTATTTATGCCTAAAGTTAAAATTCAACAAATTAAAATTGTGACGGCCATTTTTAATGAATTAGTTCAGCAAGTCCCTGAATTGAAAATAAGCCAAAAGCAACTAGCCGTTATCACGGCTGCAGCAACCGATATTTGCAAGTCACTTAATGTCAAGGAGGATAATTAAATGCGTAATACATCAGATAGCAACATGATAAATCAAAAATTTATTGTGACTGCTCATCCTATTTGTTACGTCAAGCCATTTACCCCATTGACACCGCAAATTGATATCTCAAGAAACCGCACGGATGAATTTTGTGAACCGATTTTTAGGTCATTGAGTGATGAGGATGTGCAACTCTCAAATGAATACGTTCGAGAATTACAAGCTCAAGGCGTGGATAAATTAGTTAATGCCTTACAAGACGCGCTCAACTTACTGCATGAGCGTGATTGTGCGAGTACGGGGGTAGTTACATCCATGCTGAAAGATGAAATTCGTAGCTGTAAAGCGTTTGCCCGACGCCTACGTCATCCTGTTACGGCATCAAATCTGTGTGATAGTCATCATGGAGGGATGAGCCGTGGTTGCTCCTCAACGTGTGCCACTTATCGTGAGGTGCTCAATCATGAATAACAGAGAGCGTTATTTACAGAAAATCAAAAAGTTACTCAATAAAGCGCGTCACAATAGCAGTGCAGAAGAAGCCGCAACCGCATTACGTATGGCTCAAAAGATGATGCAAGAGTTGGGGGTGAGTGAATCGGATATCGCGTTAAGTGGCGTGACGGAGAGTGAGGCACAGAAAGCGCCGTCGAATGCGGTAAAACCACCACGGTATATGATTTATTTATTGCATACGATTTCTCGAGCTTTTGGTGTCCGTTATTACTTCTGTTGGCGAGGTGTTAAGCCCCGTCGCACCGTGGTGTTTTATGGCGTGGAAGAACGCCCCCAAATCGCGAGTTATGCTTTTGATGTTCTTTCACGACAATTAGCTAAAGGGCGTCAAGTCTATCGAAACAGCCTTCATAAAAACACCAAACCCAGGAAGAGAATTGACCTCGCGGATACATGGTGTGAAGCATGGGTTCAAGGCGTATCAAACACGATTACGGCATTTGCGACGACAGAAGAGGAAGATAACCAGATGGCGGTTTATCTACAAGGCTTAAAAGAAAACTATCGTTTCTCTGATGTTTCCATTCGAGATAGCCATCAGCATAAACAGTCAAGTCAAGCCGCTTTTGATGGATATCAAGCCGGTAAAAAAGCTCGGCTTTCTCACGGTGTGAATGGTGCGGCTACCAGCCGGCAAAGATTGGCTTTCATCCAAAGGTAGAAAATCATGTCTGAATTTTTCGTCTTAATGTGGGGTTATGTCTCTATGGGGATGGCCTTGGGATTTGGGCTTTCTTTGGGCGTGTTATTCGCTCTTGCTTTTCATCTTTTTTCTAATGCTATGGCAAGGGTTTTTCTTGAAAAAGTTATCTATCCCATTACGGATAAATATCGCCTTTGGAAATGGCGTTAATCACAATACAGGGAGCTTTTTATGACTAACTTAAAATCCCGGACACAGGCAGCGGCACGTAAGCGCCGCCAAAGAGCACGTCAACGTAAAGATGGCTGGCACCGCATAGAGATTGCACTGAGTGATAAAGAGTATGAAGCGTTAAATTATCTTTGTGTTCAGTGTAATCCCGGGCGTCCCCCTTATGACCGTAATGAATTCATCTCTCTGTTGTTATTGTGCCATTTAGAGCGATTAAAACGTCAACAAGCCAAATTAGGGACATGCGAGCATTGCAAAGCACAAATGCCAAACCATTGTGAGGGGGTATTCATGGGACAATCCAATTGTTGGTTAACTCGCGATGCACGCAAACTCAATCTCACTACCGTGACGGGTCACGCAAATATTGAGGAGGATAATTAAATGCTATCGCCTAATGCTAAAAAACTGGTGGGTGTCATTAAAGCGGCGCAACACTATTTGCAGATTGATGATGAGACCTACCGCAGTATCTTAGGGCGTTTAACGGGAAAGCGTTCTTCAACAACACTTTCCTTAAAGGAGTTAGAGCTTGTTCGTGACTATTTTCACGAACAGGGATACCCCAGAAAAACCGCTAAAAAATACGGACGAAGACCCCGCGTTCCGCTAACTCGGGAGACCATGCTCAAAAAGATTGAAGCCTTACTTGCGGATGCAGGAAGACCTTGGGAGTACGCAGAAGCAATGGGGAAACACATGTTTAAGCGTGAAAAAATTGAATGGTTAACGTTTGATGAGTTATCTAACTTAATGAAAGCGTTAATCATTGATGCAAAACGGAGAGCAAAAAATGGATCTCAAAGCCGTTGAGCATTTACTCCCTGATTCATTACGCCATATTGCTGAGCTGATTGGATACCCGGAGACCTTAAAGCTGATAGACGTTTTTGGCGGCACCACGTTTGTCTTCACAAAAAGTACTGAGACAGAGCGATTTACGCGGTTATCGCATGTGATTGGTGAACATAATGCGGCTAGACTTCAAACACATTTTTGCGGCAGTGACATTTATATCCCCAACGCATCTGCCGCAATGCGTGAATGGCGAAATCAACGATTTATCAGTGAATATAATAGACTTTTAAACGAAGGTTTATCTAGTGTTAAAGCCATTGTAAAATTGTGCCCTAAATTTGGTTTTAGCGATCGTTATGCTTGGGATTTATTGTCACGCAATAAGCGGTCTTCGCGACAAATTATTAAACAATCGACCTTATTTTAAGAGTTAACTTATTATGGACAATATAGATGCATCAAAATTAGGTTATGGTTCCACTCAAAAAAAACGAATGGCTGTAGTGATATTTGTGATTCTTAGCTTTTTAATATTTAGCTTTTATTATAATTCTACAGTCGGTCGTTTACCGAAATGTAATTCTGATGAAGTCATGGAGGTGTTAAGTAATAAACTCCCAGCAGGAACTTTGATTAATAACCCACAGCAATATGACTCTAATGTATCAAATGCTATTAGATATTGTAGAGTTACATTAGATAATGAAATTCATAATTTCAAAATTATGTGGTACAGCGAAAATAAAGATAGATATATAGTTAGTTTTCTATAACCACTGAACCCCTTCAACGCGCGAAATCCCAAGAAAAGTGAAATACTGAATACCCTCCTTTTGGAGGGTGTTTTCATTTATGGGGGAAATATGCAACCGACTATCGATGACGTCAAACTTGAACGACTTGAAAACCTATTGCCAGACTCAGCAAAACAACTGATTGATGTCATGGGCTACAGTGCGACATCTCGCCTGATTAGTCGCTTTGGTGGCGTGACAGTATCAGGCATTAGTGGTGAAGCCGCTGAGCGAACTGGCGGGGTTCATCGCTTGTTCAGAGAGGTGTTGAGTGAAGATGAGTGTCAAAAACTCTTACACTATATCGGTAAAATGGCCTTTTATATCCCCCGTTGTGAAGATGCCTTTCGCCAGCTCCGCAATCAGCGTTTTATCAAAGAGCTGTTGAAGTTGACTGAGCAAGGGAGCTCTCGCCGCCAAGCGATGGCGCTACTGTGTCCTAAATACGGATTTAGTGACCGAATTGGCTGGATGCTGCTCTCAAAACATGAAGAGCGGACAAGTGCTTTACCGTCACAACATGATTTATTTCAATAAGTAAGGTGAACGATGACAAACTATGCGATGTTAGATGAATATACTGCATTTTCAGAGCGAGCGAATCAAGCGGCTAAGCTGTGTGGTAAACCTGAATTGCCCCTAGCCAAACTTCTCAAAAATTAATACCATCAAAGCCCGCCTCTTGCGGGCTCTCCCCCTGAAATATCGACCGCTGAACCCTCTCTATCACTCCAATATTCTTATCCCCTTATACTCCAATTCACGTATTTCTGATTGGGTTTTTGTTCATTTCCTACTGTGTGATGGCGGTAATGATGTCTGCATGAGGAGGTTGTCATGAGCCCGATTGCTATCCTGGAAAAGGACGGAGGCATGGATGAAAAAATAGCTCAACTCAGTACACCGTTGTCCTATTGGTTGGCAGGATTGGGCTTGTTTTTTAGTGGGTTATCTCTCTATGAGTGGGTGGCTCTTGTGGGCGTTGTGGCCAGTATCTTGCTAGGTGTTGCCACCTTTGTGGTTAATGCTTACCACCAAGCCAAACGAACACGATTGATGGAGATGTACTTGTCGCATACCGATAAGCCCGACGAGACGGTCAATAAAATGGTGTCGGTCTCCTCAAAGCTACCCAAGGACTTATAGCATGAATACAAAAGCCCGTTACCTCTCTGCAGCAATGGTGGTCTTAATTATGGGCGGTGCCAGTGAAAGCCAGCTATTTGACCAGTTTATCAAAGAAAAAGAAGGTCATTTCACGACCGCGTATCAAGATGCCGGCGGCATTTGGACGGTATGCCGAGGTGTGACCCGGATTGATGGACGCCCCGTAAAGCCCCGTGAAAAGCTCACAGAGTCACAATGTGACCACTTAAATGCTATCGAGCGGGATAAAGCCATTGCCTGGGTAAAAGCCCATGTACCCGTGTCACTCACGCCACCTCAAATCGCGGGTATTGCCTCTTTTTGCCCTTACAACATTGGCGTCAGTAAATGTTTTTCATCGACGTTCTACCGCAAGCTACAGGCGGGAGACATCGAGGGTGCCTGTCAGGAAATCCCCCGTTGGGTATTTGATGGGGGAAAAGATTGTCGAAAAACCCAAGGTCAACCTAATGGGTGCTATGGGCAAGTGATCCGCCGTCACCAAGAAGCGGAATTATTGTGTTGGGAGCTGAAAAATCCCTAATGTTATTCACTTGAAACTGAGGTCTTAATGTCTGAAAAAATCTGTTTAACTCAAGCCCAAATCCAACAGTTAGCCGAGTTTGCACGTGAGGATAATCAACCAGCTTACACCCTTCAACGTGCTGAAATTTATGAGGGCGATACCGTTGTCTATCACGGTTTAATTGCTTTTTCAGGCTCGTGTGACGCCGGTGTCCTTGCATTGGAGTAAGGTATGGCGTCCCAACTAGAGAGCACACTCACTCGTTCGTTTAAAATCGCCTTGCTGATTGGGGCGTGTTTGTTATTCACGATAGGCGCACTGACGGGGGCTATCTTGGCGCGTTATCACTACAACGGCATTATTCAAGCCAATCAATCCCAATATCAGGCCGATTTAAAAGCCGTTTCTGATGAAGCCCACACGACCACCCAACAAGCCATTACGCGTATGGCGCAAGCCCAACGTGAAAAACAACAGTTAGATGAACATTACACCAAGGAGTTAAACGATGCTCAAAACGCGTCTCAAGCTTTACGTGATGAGCTTGCCGCTGGTCGTCGCCGGTTGCAGTTCGCCCGTGCCGACCTTGCAACCTGTGAGCTCACCGCAAGCCACCGTTCCGGCACCCGCACCGTGGGCGATGGCGCCGAAATCCGATTCTCTGTCGAAGCTGGACTCCTTCTTGAAGATATCCGAGCCGGAATTCAATTAGACCAAGCCAAACTTGACTACTTACAAGCGTACGTCTCTGACGTGGTACAGGAATGCCGCCGAGAGGTGACGCCATGAGTCGTTACCGTCCGCTGATTGTTGTTGCTGCCATTATGCTCTATCTGCTGGTGTTTCTCGGTGTGGGGGTTTATCTACGCGCCGCGAGTACCTGTGACCAAGTTCAACATCAACATCAGCGTTTAACGTACTTAGACGGCATGGTTTGCCGTTATCTCGATACTCACGAGGCTATCACGCCACTATCCACAAGGAATTGATGATGAAAAAACGCACGACAAAAGGCCGTAAACAGAACGTTTTAATGGCGATTAACGGCCAATTAAACCGCATTGAAACGCAAATCAAACAGCAAAAGGTATGCATGGATGAACAAATCGAACTCATCCGTGAAGAAGCGACTCGTGGCGCGATTAAGCGTGGTTATGTCGCGGGGGCGATATCGGGCAGTATTACCGCAGGGTTGGTCAGTACTGCCGTGATTTTAGTCCGTGCCAAAATGGGGTTGTAGTGATGGCCTATCCGCAAGAGACGCGCGAGAAGTTACGCAGAGCCTATATTTTTAATCAGTTATCCCTTGAGGTGGCTGCCAGTCAGATAGGCGTAGCGTTTGTCACCGCCCGACGCTGGAAGAAAGAAGCCCAAGATAAAAATGATGACTGGGACAAAATGCGTGCCGCGCACATGTTAGCCGGTGGCGGCGTTGAAGATGCAGGTCGTGCGGTATTGATGAGCCTCGTTGTGCAGTGTCAAGCGGTGACTGAGCAAATCAATACTAACCCTGACATTCCGGCGGATAAGCGTGTTGAGTTGCTAGCAAGCCTTGCAGATGCCTTTAACAAAGCCACATCCGCCAGTAAAAAGATATTGCCTGAAACCGATAAGTTAGCCACCGCCATCGATGTGATCCAACGGTTCGGGCAGTTTATCAGTGACAAGTACCCACAGCATAACGTGGTGTTTGTGGAGATTTTAGAAGCCTTTGCCAACGAATTGGAGCGAGCCTATGGATAACAGATCAGTTCAACTGTTTAAAAATTATCAATATTTTGTCTGTGTTTTTTTAGCTGAAGAAGCGAATGAGGATGTAAAAGCACAATTTCAATCCGCTGAAAAAGAAGCCAGAGTTATTACGGCGCAGTTAAAATCGTCTTACGCCGATGGGATTGGCCTGATCGCGCTTTTTATTGTTTTATTTGATGATTTGATTCAATTGGAACAAGCGTAATGGCGAAAAAGGTTTCGTTAAAAGCGTTTAAAGCCTCACTCCAAGACTACATTACTGAACTGCGCCAAACCATTGAGGCAGAATGTTTGGGCTTTGAGGCAAACCCCAAAGCGGCTGAGGCAAGACGAGCACAAGTTGCCGACGTCGAGAATGGCTACAGCTTCTTTGTGGAAACCTACTTCCCGCACTATGTGCGCCATCCCGCTCGCAGTCAGTTACATGATTATCTCTTTCGTCGATTACCCGCCATTGTGGCGAGTCAAGACGCGCAAAGTGATGCCATTGCCGCTCCGCGTGGTGAGGCGAAATCCACGCTGGTAAGTCAACTTTTTACACTCTGGTGCATTATCCGTGAGCTAAAGAAGTATCCGGTCATCATTATGGACAGTATCGACCAAGCTTATCCCATGTTAGAGGCGATTAAAGCTGAACTGGAATTTAACCCGCGACTGAAAAATGATTATCCCGATATTTGTGGTCAAGGGCGTACTTGGCAAATGGGGACGATTGTCACGCGCAATAACATTAAAGTCACGGTTGCCGGTAGCGGTAAAAAACTGCGGGGTTTGCGACATGGTCCATACCGTCCTGATTTAGTGGTACTCGATGATATTGAAAACGATGAGATGGTGCGTAACCCAGAGCAGCGTGACAAGCTGCACAATTGGTTAAAAAAGACCGTCATGCCACTCGGTGAGGCCGGGGGAAAAACCGACATCGTTTACATCGGAACCATCTTGCATTACGACTCAGTGCTCTCTCGTACCCTCAATAATGCGATGTGGCGAACAGCGCGGTTTAAAGCCATTCTCCAAATGCCTGCCAATATGAAATTGTGGGATGAATGGGAAACCTTGATCCACAATAAACACATTGAGGAAGCTGAGCGCTTCTACCATGAAAATGAGCCTGCGATGTTGGAAGGCTCGATTGTGTCATGGGCGGCACGTCCCCTGTTAGCGCTTATGAAAATTCGCGCCCGTGATGGTCATGATACCTTTGACTCCGAATACCAAAATGACCCTGTCAGTGGTGAGGATGCCATCTTTGCAGGTTGCATCACGTTTTGGTCTAACCACCTCGCTGATTGGGTGTTTTACGGTGCCTGTGACCCAAGCTTGGGTAAGCTGAATAAAACCCGTGACCCTTCCGCGCTCTTGGTGGGGGGATTTAACCGGATGACGGGGGGATTGGATGTGGTCGAAGCCGATATTAAACGTCGTTTGCCTGACCGGATTATCTCGGATGTCATTGACTATCAACGTGAATATGGTTGTTTGGTGTGGGCGTTTGAATCGATTGCATTCCAAGAGTTCTTGCGCACCGAGCTGGTGAAACGTTCGGCGATGTTAGGCGTACCTGTTCCGGCTATTCCGGTCATTCCAAACAGTGATAAAGCCTTGCGTATTGAGTCCTTGCAACCTCATATGGCCAATGGGCTGATTCGATTACATCCAACACAACATACTCTGATTGACCAATTACGTCACTATCCCAAAGCCGATCATGATGATGGCCCTGATGCGTTGCACATGCTTTGGTCTTTGGCGGTCTCTCGTTCGGGTAACACTGAAATTCACTCACGCCCCCGCAGACCCGAGGGTCGGCGCTTTGGTTCAGGGGCTTGGTAGGAATAGATTATGTCGAAAATTGTTGATATCCACGGTAACCCAATACAACGTGAAGTTTTAAAATCCCCGCAAACTGTGAAGATTGGGCGTATGAGTCGCCTTTATCCCGATCATCCTTCGCGTGGTCTGACTATCCGCAAACTTCCACGCATCTTACAGGCGGCAGAACGCGGTGATTTAAGCGCGCAGTCCTGCCTATTCAGTGACATGGTCGAGCGTGACGGTCATATCTTTGCCGAAATGGAAAAGCGCAAGAATGCCTTATTGACGCTGGATTGGTCGATTGAACCACCGAAGAACGCGAGCAAAGCTGAACTGGAGATGACGGCGAACGTGCAAGCCTGGTTTGATGCTATGCCCGAAATTGAAGATATCATCCTCAATGGGATGGAGGCTGTCGGTCATGGATTCAGTTGCCAAGAGTTAGAGTGGGAGCGATTAGATAGTACATGGTTGCCAAAAGCCCTACATTTACGCCCGCACTATTGGTTTCGCACTCTGCCTGAACAGGGGGATGCCATTCGTCTGAACACGGATGAAATGCACGGCTCTGAATTATGGTCATTCGGGTGGCTGGTGCATCGCCATAATGCACGCAGCGGGTTTATTGCAACCAGTGGGCTTTTCCGTGTGCTTGTGTGGCCGTATCTCTTTAAAAACTTTTCCTTGCGTGATTTTGCGGAGTTTTTAGAGATTTATGGCTTACCAGCACGGATTGCCAAATACCCTGCGGGCACCTCGGATGAAGACAGGGACAAGCTCTTGGAGGCTTTGGTGAATTTGGGGCACGATGCGGTCGCCACAGTACAGCAAGGCACTGAGATCACCTTTGAAAGTGCCGCCGGCGGGGGCTCTGAGCCCTTCATGGAAATGATCGCTTGGGCTGAGCGCACGCAATCCAAAGTGATTTTGGGTGGCACATTGACGTCACAGGCGGATGGGAAAAGCGCCACTCATGCCCTCGGTAATGTGCATAACGAAGTGCGTCACGATTTAAAAACCGCCGATGCGCGTCAACTCGAGGGGATGTTTCGCCAGCTTATTCAAATGCTCTTAGCGCTCAATGGTTATCAAGAGGTGAACCCGCGCCGCCTGCCGCGCTTTGTGTTTGATACCCGTGAAGCGGTCGATTTACCACAATTTGCGGATGCGATTGATAAGCTGGTCAATGGTGCCGGGATAGATACGATCCCCTTATCATGGGTACATAAGAAAGCCGCTATTCCACAGGCGCAAAAGGATGAGCCCGTATTACGCCCACGTCAAACGGTGCCGCTATTGCCAACCCCATTAAGTTACGGACATGCTCGTCAGGGTTTAGGGGTACTCAGTCAAGTGGTTGAAGCCGACGGAATCGACCCGGCACAAATCACGCTCGATAACGCGCGTCCCCAATCGGACAGTATCAGTGATGCCATGAGCCAACTCTTAATGCCGATGGTGGCTGCGCTCAAGCAAGGGCAAAGCGTGGATGAGGCCATGGATCTTGTCGCGCAAAGTTACCCGCTTTTGGATGACAGTACGTTACAAACGTTATTGAGTCAGGCGATTTTTGTGGCGGATGTCTGGGGACGACTCCATGCCGACCGTTAAACACGCCGTCGATTTGCGCTATGCCATGAGCCTACCGCCCGCGGAGGCGATTAGCTATTTTGAAAGTAAAGGCTATGTGCTGGGTTATCATCACGATGATATTGAAGCTCAAGCCCATGCTAAAGCGTTTACCGTGGCGGGTGTGCTCAAATTGGATATCTTACACGATATTCGTCAAGCCTTAGCAGACGTGCTTGAAAACGGTGAGACCTATACGGCTTTTGAGCGCCGTTTAATCCCAACACTGGAGCAAAAAGGTTGGCTCGGTAAAGGCTTCGTGGCCGATATGGACACGGGAGAGCTGCACGGTAAGCGCCTAATGCCACGTCGATTAGACACTATCTTTCAAACCAATCTGCAATCGTCGTACATGGCAGGACGTTATCAGCAGCAAATGACCATGGTGGATGAGCGCCCCTATTGGGAGCGCGTAGGCGTTATGGATAACCGTATTCGTCCTTCTCATGCAGCACTCAATGGGTTTATTGCGCGTTATGACGATCCGATTTGGCAAATTCTTTACCCGCCTGATGGTTATCGTTGTCGTTGCCGTGTGCGTACGCGCAGTGCTGAGGATATTGAGCGCTTAGGTTTGCTGGTGCAATCGTCCGAGGGGCGTTTGGTTGAGGTTGAGCAAACGTATGGCGTACCCGGTAAAACGAGGACGGTGATCGGGTTTAAAAACCCGAAAGATGGTCAAGTGTACACGCCTGACCCGGGTTTTGGATTTAACCCTGGGCTTGTGAGTTATCAGCCTGAATTAGGGAAATATCACCCGACAGCCGCGAGCCAATACATCACTGGATCACTCACCGGTGCAGATTTCCGATTAGGCTATCAAGAGGCGGTACAATCCCCAACGCCTAACCCCGCACAACGTTATCCCGTCGCAGCGCGCCCAAGTGCAACAGGAAAGACGGCGGATGCCGTCTATGTGGATGCGCCAACGATGAAAGATTTGGCTCAGCACGATATTGAACTTTCCGATTACCTGTTTGTGCAACAGATTATTGAGTCACCCCAAAAAACACGCCTAAGCGATGACGGCATCCAATATTATGCCACACAACATGGGCGGTATTGGTGGGTGGTTGCCGTGAAAGACCATATGCTGCAAAGCATTACCATGCAAAACGACTTTTGAGGTCAATATGATCTCCGTCAAAATTGATACGCGAGAATACGAAGCCGCACTTAAAAAGTTGGTCGAGGGTATCGAAAGTCGCGCCCCGTTAATGCGTAAATTGGCGGGGATGATGGCGGATGCGGTAGAGGAAAACTTCGCTCAAGAAGGTCGCCCCGCGTGGTTAGGTTGGAGTCCCGCCTATGCTCGCCGCCGTGCCGGCGGTCGCATTCTACAAGACAGCGGGCGATTAGCCAGTAGTATTGGACTGTACAGTGACAATGACAGTGCGGTTGTCGGCACGAATGTGAAGTATGCCCGAATTCACCAAGAAGGTGGGGAGATCCATATTCCCGCTCGCAGCCAACAAGCCTACTATCGGCAGCGTAAAGATGGCACCGTTGGCAATCGTTTTGTGAAAAAGTCCCGCAGTAACTTTAGTCAGTATCATACATTGCCTGCGTATCATATCACCATTCCCGCCCGTCCTTTCTTGCAATTGGATGAAGGGGATCTCTACCGAATGACCTTGAGGGTGGAAGACTATCTCACCCAATTGATTGAATGATGCCAAATATCGCCTGTAAGGCATTATGCGCGATTTTTTGCAATGAGAATGGGTTTGCTTGGTTTGGGGGCTTTAAAACGTTTTTAAACGGGGTTTAAATGCGTTATCGTAGCACGCAGAAACCCCTTCCTCCTCGCACTCACCTTTTTGACATTTAGCTTGAGTGCTGAACGGTCTCACACACCCCCTATAGTTGGTCGTGGTTATGCTGCCAACATGAAAAAATACCTAGCTATTTGTACGGCTGAAATCCTCAGCCCAACCTTGAACGAAATCCAGCTTTTTCCCGCGGGTGAATTCCGCGCTGTCGATGGTCGCCCGTTTGAATGTGACCACTGGCTCATGACGCGTGAAATCGCAGAAAGGCTAATTGCACAAGTCGCGGCGCGTCAGACACCGTATGTGATTGATTACGAGCATCAGACATTGCGTACCGCGACCAATGGACAGCCCGCCCCAGCCGCGGGGTGGTTTAAGGCGTTGGAGTGGCGTGAAGGCGATGGGTTGTATGCCATCAATGTGGAATGGACGGACGCGGCAGCGGCTGCCATTACCGCCAAAGCGTACCGTTTTATTTCCCCGGTTTTTAACTATGACAAAAACGGTCATGTGACGGTGTTGTTTCATGCCGCGCTGACTAACACACCCGCAGTAGATGGTATGGATGAAGTGATGCTCGCCGCCGCTTCTCAGTTTGCTGCGCTTTCTCAACCCACCGAAGAGGATCCCCCTGTGGATGAAGAACTCATTAAAGAGCTACTCAGTAATCTGCGTTGGATGCTGAATTTGCCGGCTACGGCAACCACCGAAGACATCAAAATAGAGCTGCAAAAAGCCATTGACCTGATTTCCAAGGGGCAAGGCACAACCGTGGCAGCCAATCAAAGCTTGGTCGATTTACTCAAAGGTAACGAGACGTTGATTGCTGATCTGTCCAGCAAAGCGTATGACCCGGCCAAACATGTGCCCATCGCCGGCTACCTTGAGCTTCAAGACAAGCTCAATCAAGCCGTGAATGCGGGACAACAGCAGGAAGTGAACGGGCTCATTCAAGCCGCCCTTAGCGATGGGCGCTTAAATCACGTCATGCAGGATTGGGCAGAGGATTTAGGGCGTAAAGATCCGGATGCCCTCAAAACCTTTCTCGCGAAATCGACGCCTATTGCAGCGCTCTCTACGTTGCAAACGGGCGGTAAAGCCCCTGCGGGGATTGAACACCGTGCAGCGGGGATTACCGAGTTGACGGAAGATCAGTTAGCTCTTTGCCATCAATTTGGGCTCGATCCTGAAACCTTTAAAAAACAGTTGGGAGAATAAACCATGACCCAAGACCGAAATACCCCTCACCGTGACGGTGAACGCTTTGCGGTACGTTGCGCTGAGGCTACGCGTATCTACGGCGGGCATATTGTGTGCGCTAATGCTGACGGGTTTGCTGTCCCAGGCGCACCCGGTTTAACCGTGTTAGGCGTCTCGGATGATTTTGCGGATAACCGCGATGGCGAACAAGGCGATATCAGCGTGATGGTGCGCCGCCAAAAAGTGTTTTTCTTAGACAACGATACGGCTAAGCCTGTCACGCAAGCCCATGTAGGCAAATTGTGCGACGTGAAAGACTCCGTGACGGTGTGTGCTGCCGATGATTCCAGTGCTACACCCGCGGGGCGTGTGTTGGAAGTCACCGATGCCGGTGTCTGGGTCATGATGGGTTAATTAGGAAAATACCATGATTGTAAATAAAGCAAACCTGAATGCGTTATTTGTCGGTATTAATATGACATTTAATAACGCGTTAAAAGAAGCCCCAAACACCTGGCAAAAGATTGCCATGAAGGTGCCGTCAACCGGAAAATCCGAGCAGTACAACTGGTTATCCAATTTCCCTGCGATGAAGCGCTGGGTCGGTGAAAAAGCCGTCAAGTCGCTATCTGCTCATAAATACACCATCGAAAACGATGATTGGGAGGCCACGATTGAGGTTGACCGTAACGACATCGAAGATGACAACACGGGACAATACGCTATTCAGGCGAAAGGTGCGGGGCGTTCTGCGGGCATGTTGCCTGATGAAATTGTCTTTGAGGTGTTGAACCTTGGCTTTGAGCGCCCTTGCTATGACGGTCAATACTTCTTTGATACTGACCATCCTGTGGGTCAAAACTCGGTCTCCAATAAAGGCAGCAAAAAGCTGTCCATTGCAACACTGGATGCAGCCATGGCGTCTTATGGTGCTGCACGTACTGCCCTGCGCAACATGAAAGATGACGAAGGTCGCCCGCTGGATGTGAACCCGAATATTTTACTGGTTCCACCGGCACTGGAAGATGTCGCCAATGCCCTCATGACGGCTGACCGTTTAGAAGATGGCAAAGTGAACATCTACAAAGGTACGGCGGAAGTGGTCGTCTCAGCACGTATCACCTCAGATACTGCGTGGTTCTTGCTGGATACCACTCAAGCTGTACTGCCAATTATTTATCAAGAGCGCAAAGCACCTGTGCTGGTTGAGCAAACCGACATGAACAGTGATGGTGTCTTTATGCGTAAGAAATTCAAGTTCGGTGCCGAAGCGCGTGCCGCAGGTGGCTATGGTTTCTGGCAGTTAGCCTATGGTTCGACAGGGAGTGACGCATAATGCCAATTATCATTACCGCTAAGGTTAATGGGTTTCGTCGCTGTGGAATTGCGCACAGCGATACCGCGACTGAGTACTCAGATGACCACTTCACAAAAGAGCAGCTTGCTACGCTGCAAGCGGAGCCGATGCTTGTGGTTTCAGTTGGGAATCACGACATGGCGCAAAAATCAAGTGATGCTGGCGCAGACAAGCAGATTGCAGCATTGAAAGCGGAAGTGACGCGTTTACAAGCGGAGGTTGAACACCTCACGAAATCGAACACGGAACTGTACGACAATGTCATGCAGCTCACCCAAGACAATGCTGACCTACTTGAGGAACTCGCGAAGCTGAAAGCCTCGGAACCGAGTAAAGACGCGTCCGCTGAACAAAATGCAGTGGAAAAATCCAGCAAAACCAAAGGCAAGTAACGGAGCACGTCATGTACGCCACACAAGATGACATGGTGAAAGCCTTTGGAGAACGAGAATGCATCAGCCTCACCGATGAAAACCTCACGGGACACATTGATATTGAGATCATGGCGTATGCCTTGCAACGTGCCAGTGCCGAAATCGACGGTTATCTTGTGGGGCGTTACTCGCTCCCGTTCGCGGACGGCGCACGGATATTAACGGGACGATGCTGTGACATCGCCCGTTATCACCTGGCCACCACGTATAAAATGACTAAGCAGGAAATTCAAGCGCGTTATGACGATGCGATCCGTTTTTTAGAGAGAGTGGCAGAAGGCAAAATTAGCTTAGGTCGCTCGGACAAGGGACACGTGATCTCGTCATCCTCGCAAATGAAATTTGGGAGTAGCAAACGTCAGTTCGGTCGTGATTCAACCGGTGGAGGTGCATTTTGATTACACAAATTGAAAACGGCATTATCCAACGTCTGACCCACGGTATGGGACAGATGTTACGTGAAGTTGCCAGCTACCGCGGCGAACTCGATGTTGATATCGGTCATATTGTCCGGGCGTTTCCCGCCGCCTGGGTGACATTCGGGGGGATCACGAACAGCAAATACACCAGTACAAGCCGCCAACAAGTGATTGTCACGGGGAAGTTTGTGGTGATGGTCGGTGATTATAACGCTCGCAGTGATGCCGCCGGTCGTATGGGGGGCATTAACCTCAATGAAGTGGGCACCTATCAGCAGATACACGGGGTTCGTCGTTTGTTAACAGGCCAGGATTTAGGGCTCCCCATTGACCCCTTCATGCCGGGTATTGTCAGAACGCTGTATAACACGCAGGTCAATGCGCAAGCGTTATCTATTTTTGCGTGTGAGTTTGAGACACGTTGGCATGAAGCGGTACTGAAAAATGGTGACTGGCCAGAATTAACCCCGAACCCTGAAAATGCAGATCACCTTTTTAATCGTTATCACGGGCAAGTTCAACCGCAGGATGCCGATTTATTGCATGTTGGATTGCACTATGACCCTCCCGGGGTTGGTCGTGTTGATGCGCCAGCAGATTTTGTGTCCACAAGGAAACCCTCACCATGAAGATGCTTTTTGTGAAAGCCGCTCCCGGCTTGCATGTGTCATATGAACACCAATACCGCCGCTACATCACGGAGACAAACGTGGTCTCTGTGCCTGACAGCGCCTATTATCGCCGCCTGTTGACGCAGGGGGATTTGGTCTTGGTGAACAAAAAAGCCAAACACAAAGGACAATAATCATGACAGTCACCTTTGATACCATCCCAAGCAGCATTCGCAAACCTGGGAAATATTTTGAATTTAATACCCGCATGGCAACGCGTACTCTGCCAGGCAACCCACAAACACTCTTAATCATTGGGTTGATGTTATCGTCTGCCCAAGCGTCCCCCTTAACCCCAATCGATATCTATGATGATGCGGCTGCCGCGGTTGCCTTTGGTGCGGGTTCGTTAGCGCACATCATGGCGAAAGCCGCGATTGAAGCCAATCCGTATTTACAATTGCAGGTCATGGGGATTGAAGAAGCGGCCGCGGGTAAAAAAGCCAGTGCCACCTTGACGATCACCGCCCCCGCCATGCGCGGTGGCACGCTCTCACTGTTCGTGTGTGGTGAGCGTCTTGATATCCCTGTTGAAACCGCAGATACCGTATCCATCCTGAATCAAGCGGTTGTCGAACTGGTTAATGTGAATACCCATTTGCCGGTGGTGGCTGCGCTGACCGGTGAAGACAACGGTACGGTGACAATTACGGCGCGACAATCTGGCGCGTGGGGAAACACAATCGTACTGGATGTGACCACCACGGCACAAGGTGTGACAGCAACCGTGACGGCCATGCAAGGCGGTGAAAATAATGCGGATATTCAGCCCGCTTTGGATGCCGTTTTTGCTGCGGGTCATAACATCATTGCGCAGCCGTTTAGCGATAAGGATTCGCTCTTAAAACTGCGTACCCACCTTGAAAAAGTCAGTGGGGCATTAGAGCAACGTGGCGCAATTGGTGTGGCAGGATGGACTGACACATTGAGCACTGGCACCACCTTAGCTAGTGATATTAATGATGGTCGGACATCAATCGCCTGGTATCCCGGCTCGGTGAAATTACCGTGTCAAATCAGTGCGGCGTATGGTGCTGTGATTGCTTCGGAAGAAGACCCTGCGCGCCCACTCAACACCCTTGAACTGAAAGGGTTAGATATTGCCCCCGTCACTAAGCGTGCGGGACGTAATGAGCAAGAGAACGCCTTACACAACGGTTTAACCCCACTTGAGGTGGGTGCCGGCAACCGTGTACAAATTGTACGTGCAGTCACCACATATACTCGCAATGCGGAAGGTGTGGAAGACACCGCACTGTTGGACTTAACCACGATCCGTACCTTGGATTATACCCGTAAAGCCTGCCGAGAGCGTATTTCTCAGCGTTTCCCGCGTGAAAAACTCAATGAGCGAACCCGAGAAAAAGTGCGCTCAGAATTGCTGGATGTGCTGATTAAACTTGAAGAGGAGGAAATCCTCGAAAACGTGGAAGACAACAAGAGGCTATTGTTGGTTGAACGTGACGGTAAAGACCCTAACCGCCTCAACGCGGCTATCCCAGCCGATGTTGTCAATGGCTTACATGTGTTTGCAGGTCGCATTGATCTGTTCGTCTAAGGAGAACGATGATGTTAGAAGAATATGCCGGTGCGATTGTGTTAGAAATTGACGGGCGCGAAGTGGAAGTGACGAGCATGGATGTTCAGCAATCTACGGGGCGTAAACTGGTCAAAACCATGAATAAAACGGGACGCGCGAAAGGATACATGCAAGGGATGGAAACGATTGAGTTATCCATTTCAGTGGTGATCCCGTTAAACGGAGATCTCGATTGGGCGGCCATCGTGGGGGCGAAATTGACCCAATACCCGATTAGTGGAACGGGCGGTAAGCGCATTTCATATCTTGACTGCTTTGTGACGGAGGTCGGCGAAAAATACTCCGTCGATAATGAAGCCCAGCGAGACCTCAAATTGAATGCGTTACGTAAGGTGGTGGAATAATGGCAGAGCAAAAACCCCTGATGTTAGTTGATGGTATCGACCATGGTGGTAAACGCCACCTTGAATTTTCGGTCAAAATCCCCGTGATGCGTGATGTGTATGACGCCCTCGATGAGACAGAGGAAGTGTGCGGCTCTGCCGATAGTAAAGGCGCTGACCTTTACTATCGCATGGCATTAACCAAACGCGCCCTGACGCAGTTGGGGGATATTCCACAAGACGATATCACGACCGATTTCCTGCTGGATAACCTCACCAGTCTAGATTATGACGTGATTGATGAGGCCATTAAACACGCAAAAAAAAAGCGGCGCGACGCGAACAAAGACGTGACAGCTTCCGCACCGTCGTCTTAGCCCTCGGTCAATACGGATTTACCGAAGCGCAGTGCCTATCAATGAGCCGTCCCGCTTTGGACGGCTATCTCAATGCGTTAAAGCGCCTGCATGGCAGTCAGTCGACCGCTTCGACACACCTCACACGCGTGAAATCCCAACGCCAACGCAAGCCGAAATCTAAACGAGGTTAATCATGGCGAAAGAATTTAAACTCTCGATGATCATTTCCGCGCGTGATGATGCGTCAAAGCTAATCACCAAAGCGATGCGGGAGAGCACCAAAGTAAGCCAAGATGCGGAAAAAGCCGAAGAGAAACTGGGAAAGCGTCAACACACAACCTCAGAGGAAGCAATACGTCAAAATCGTGCTCTGGGTGAAGAAATCAAACGCCAAAACCGTGCCAGAGAAACCCTTGGTATTCGTGCAGAGCGTGCCATTCAGCGTGAAATTCAACAAACTATCGCCGCCTATAATCGATTAGCACGCAGTGGCACCTTGTCCGTTGATGAACAATCCCGCGCTTATGCGCGTATGCGCCAGCGTGTCAGCCAACTGAAAACCGAGATGCAAGGCATGAGTAAGTTAGCCCGCTTATCGGATATTGGCGGAAGTTTAGCGCAGATTGGCGGTGCGATGGTTGCCGGAGGCATGGCTTATGCAGAGCCCGTGAAAAAACAAATGAGTTACAGTCGACGTTTAGCGCAGATGAGTAGCACCGCGTTTAAAGAGCGAGACCTCAATGGGCGTATTGACGGAAAAAAAGAGCTCGACAGTCTGATCCAAAACGCCATTGCTCAGGGCGGTGGAACGAAAGATGAAGCGGCCAATTTGCTAGGGGCGATGTTAGCCAATGATGTGTTTAATTTTGACGACATTAAAACCCTGATGCCGTTGTTACAACAATACATGACCGCAACCGGCGTTGGCGGAGAGGAACTCGCTAAGGTGACAGAATCCCTTAAGGAATATGGCATCACGTCCGCAGATGACATGATGAAAGTCATCGATGCGGCGATTCGTTCTGGTCAAGCGGGCTCGTTTGAGTTTTCAGATATGGCACGCTGGCTGCCGGCCATTTTGTCGAAAGCAAAATCTGTGGGGTACAGTGGTTCAGAGGATATCGTCAAACTCCTTGCTTATAGCCAAGGGATGATGAAAAACGCCCCCACGGCGGATGTGGCCGGGAATAATTTTGTTAACTTATTAAATCAAGTCTCAAGCCAAGAGTTAGCGAACAAAGCAAAATCCATCAAAGTGGATGGCTACGGCATTGATATGGCTGGTACGTTAACACAAGCGCAAGCAAAAGGGATTGACGCCATTGCGGCATTGGTTGGACTGACCGATGTGATTGCGCGACAAAACCCAGAATTCAGAAAATTAGAAGAAAAGCTCACCCAAACAGATAAAAGCTCACCGGAATACCAAAAATTATTGGAGTCACAACGTCGTATTCTAGAATCCTCCTCGATTGGTCAATTAATTGCAGACCAGCAAGCACTCATGGGGCTTTTAGCGGCTCGAGAATATCGCGGGTATATTAACGAGGTGGAAACCGAAAGCCGAAAACAGCTCTATTTACCTAAAGGCAAAGGTGAAGGTTATGTGTCTTATGCGGTCATCGCCCATGAGAATGATTTCAAGTTACAGCAAGCGAAAGAGCAAAGTGATTTTGCTCAAATGAAGTCGGTGGAGCCTGTATCCGATGCACTCGGCGTCTTAGCCGATAAGTTTATTGATTTCAGCAATGAGTTTCCGATGCTCACCAATACGGTGATGGGGGCGAAAACGGCCATTGAAGCCATGGCTCAAGCGGCTGTTGCCTTTGCTGCATTGAAGTTTCTATTTGGTGGTGGGTCTGGATTAGGCAGCATTCTAGGTGGTAAAGGCGCACCTAAGCCGGGCATGTTCAACCCTATCGGAGGTGCAGGAACCGGTGGGATTCCTGTTCACGTCACGAATTGGCAGGAGAGTGGATTTAATGAGCAGGATAAAGGCTTATTAGCTAAGTTCGGGGCGTATGCATCGACAATTATTGACATTGAAAATAGTGATATTGCTAAAGAAAATCTAAAAAAATTAAGTGATGACCGATTACAAAAGTTTAAAGATGAAGGATTGGAAGGTTCAAAATATCCTTATTTGCCTATAGGTCTTGATATTTGGTTGCAAAAACGCGACCAGCGATTAGGAGATAAACCGGTCAGTGTTAGCCCCTATTTAACGGGTGAGTCTACATCGCCTTTTCTTAACAATGAGCGAGCCATCGAAAAAGATGTGATCACCTATGATGTCCTTGAAAAATCCGGTGTGCTTCAACCTTTATTGGATTTAATACAAGCCCTTAAAAATTCGGCACCGCAACCCGTTATTGAAGTTCGCAGTGTGGTTGAACTCGACGGCCAGCAAGTGGCTGAGTCGGTCAACCGTATCAATGGCCAAGATGCAAGTCGCACGACGGGGGGCATGTTCCCATGAGTTGGCAAACTGATTTACAAAACGCCTCGTTTCGTGGAGCGCGTTTTGATGTGTATAACACCAAAGAAAGCATCTCACGTGACGTTGCCACACATGAATATCCGTTTGTGGATGGTGGCGATGTGATGGATTTAGGGCGTAAACCCCGACATTTTCGTATCAGTGCCGTACTCTGGGGGGATAACTACAAGCGGGATATGGATAACCTGATTGCGGTGCTCGATGAGCCCGGCAAAGGTGAACTCATTCATCCTGTTTTTGGCTCTATCCCTCACGTACAGTGTATTGAGTACAGTATCGGTCATGAAGCCGATAACATCGATAGCTGCACGTTAGAGTTGGTATTTCTCGAAGGTACGACAGGCACCAAACTGGCAGAAGCGCACCCCGAGCAGCTTGGTGATGATATCTTTGACAAGATAAACCAGCTCTCAGAGCGCATGAGTGATTTATTTGAGCAAGTCATGGCACCAGTGAACAAGGGGTTGCGCTACCTTGCTAAAGGAAGAGCGGCACTTTCAGGCATGATGAACACGTTAATTATCATGCGGGGTGATACAAATCGAGCTATCAGTGATGGCATTAACTACCTTATGTATCCAAGAGCGTTTATCAATGACTTACAAGCTGTTTTAGATGTTCGTACCAGTGCGGTGGGTGATTTATTGAACTTAAAATTCCCAGGTGTGATGAGCACGCATCAGAGCAGTGCCTATAAAAGCGACACCTCGCCTGTCATGACCTCGACGACACCACAAAGCGGCTATTTATCGAGCGCTTCGACATCCGTCAATATCGAAAACGGTGTCAATGCCACAACCTTACTCTCCGCGTGGGGTGATAGTGTTGCGGTGGTGAAGCAATTAGTCAATCTCCCCGCCTTATTAGTCCAAGATGAACTTGCCGCTTCGGTACCCATGCCGGGTAATGCGCAATTGTCTGATGTACAAGATTTAATCGCGTTGTATCAGGTGCTTGCTGTCTCTGAAATTGCCGCAATCACTGTACAAGTACTATCTGACCCCGTCCAACCTGAACAACTGTCATTAGATGACATTGAGTTGATGGTCAATACGGTGAGAGAGCTCACTTTACAGGCGATAAATACGCTAAGGCAGGATTATGAGCCGCGGACACAATCCATTAGCTCAGATGAAGAACCCGTAGGCTTATTGTGGCAAGGGGTGGTCACGTTGTTAAAATCCGTCGCATTCGGTGTGCAAATATTAGGCTTACAGATTATTGAGAAGCGTCCACCGTTAACCCGTAGGCGCGTGACCACGGAGACCAATTTTCATTTATTAGCCCATGAATGGTATGGCGACTACCGCCGAGCCAGTGAATTGCAACGCTTAAATCTGCGTACACGCAACCCGAATCACTTGCAAGCAGGAGAGTTCATCAATGCCTACGCAAGATAACGCACCTTCTCAAGATAAAATCACGTTGTTAATGGGGGGGCAGGCTCACAGTGATTGGCAAACCTACCGTATTGACAGTGATTTTCTAAAAGCAGCCGATGCCTGGCAACTTTCATTAGGCTTACCCGATGGCCTCTTTCCGGTTGATGCCGTTCGTGGGGCTGCGATAAAAGTCAAAATGAATGATGATGTGATTTTATCGGGGCGAGTGGATACGGTTGTGCGTGATGTCTCCCGTCGAGGTGTCACGTTGAGCCTTTCTGGTCGTGATGATTCTGCGATTTTGGTTGATTGTGCCGCCCCAATATTCAGCGCCCGTCAACTCAGTTTGGATGAAGTGATTGCCAGCATTGTGCGCCCGCTAGGGGTAAAAAAAATTCGTATACAAGCAGATGGCATAACGCGTAATGACCGCGTACATATTGAGCCTGGTGAACGTGCGTGGGATTCATTGATGAAAGCGGCTGCGGGACGTGGTTTGCATCCGTGGTTTGATCCCGATGGGACATTGGTAATAGGTGGCCCTGATTATAATCAGCCACCCGTGGCGAATCTTATTATGCGACGCGATGGGCAAGGCAATAATTTAATTTCACTTTCCGATAGCCGCAGTATTCAAGGATGTTTTTCTGAGTTGATGATCCTCGGGCAAAGTCATGCCACATCGACCAGCAATAAAAAACTACCCACTAAACCTGTTGATGTGGCTGTCCCTAATAGCTCATCACCAAAAGCATATGCAGTGGCATTTAATACCATAGAAGATGATGACGAACCTGCGGCGATATCCAGCGCATCAGGTCAACACAATATGAAAATTAAAGTGTCTGACCCAACTGTGCCGTACTATCGTCCGCAAATTCTGACTTCGGGTGATGTTGATAATCAAGAACAGCTTCAATATCGTGCCAAAAAAGCCATGGCAGATGCTCGCCTATCGGGGTTAGATATTGTTGCTGAGGTCTATGGCCACCGAACGCCAGACGGTAAACCATGGACACCTGGACAACGTGTGCGCATCCAAAGTGAATTACATGGCATTGATGATATTTTCTTTTTAATGGGACGCACGTTCATTGGGGGGCGTCCCGGTGGTGCGACCACTCAGTTACGCTTCAAAGAAGATGCTGTTTGGATACCGGATGCCTTTCCAAAACAGAAAAAGGGGAAAAAAAGCAGTCAAAAGAAAGGAAAAGACCAGATTAAGCCGGTTGATCTTCCTGCACAGAAGACTCAATAAGGAGAGGTAATGATGTGGAGCCAAATTAATCAGCGCATTAATCAAGCTTTAAACAGCATTCGAATGGCATTTAGGGCGCAGTTAAATGCCGCCAATAGTGAAGGAAAAGTTCAAACGATGCAAGGTGAAGGTTTATCGGGGGAGTCACTGCAGGGACAAGAGATTTTTCAGCATTATGGCTTTACCTCGCACCCCTTACCCGGCACGGAAGCCATCGTTTTGCCGCTGGGCGGGCGTTCCTCTCATGGTATCGTGATTGCCACTGAGCACGGTGCTTATCGCCTGACGGGATTGAAAACTGGCGAAGTCGCTTTGTATACCGATGAAGACGCTAAAATTGTCTTAAAGCGGGGGCGTATCATTGATGTTGAATGCGATGTTTACCGGGTTAACTGCAAACACTATGAGGTGAATGCCGAGGATAAAGCGGATTTTAATACGCCTATGCTCACTACCCGTGAGCAGCTCACCGCCATGCAACAAATCACAGGCAATGGTGGGATGGCAATTAAAGGTGGTCAAGGGGCAAATTTTGAGGGTAATATCACGCAGACCTCGGGTAACTATACAACCGACGGTGATATTCAATCCGGTGATATTTCACTGCGACGCCATAAGCACCCTAATGGTCATAATGGTGCGGATACGGGCTCTTCAAAAGCTTAACCCCTCTCGCATAAAGCGCTGAATCTTTCCAAACACTCATACTTTATCCATGCTGCGATACTGCGCAGCATGGACAGAGCACTCGATACATCAACCGGTGACTACACCGGAACTCAAACCAACAACCTCTCAAATGCCGTGTATTTACGTCTAATGACGCCGCTCGGCAGTTATTGGGCTGACCCGTTGCTCGGCTCTCGATTGCATGAATTAACTCGCGAAAAAGATGTTTCACGCGTCTATTTATTGGCGCGTCAATATGCAGAGCAAGCCCTGCAGCCGTTATTGGATGATGGTCGCGCTTTATCAATTAGCGTTACGGTGCATCGCGATGGCTTAAAACGGGCGGTATTGTGGATTGAGATCATCGATGCAGGCAACCAACCCCAAACGTTCAAGCACCATGTGAGGATTGCCTGATGTTTATTACGCCAACCTTCGACCAAATCCGCGACACACTCTTAAATGATTTGAAAAATCAGCTACCGGATGCGGATATTGGCACGGATAGTGATTACTTTGTGCGTGCGTCCTCCGTTGCCAGTGTTGCATTAGGGATTTATCAGCATCAAAGCTGGATTGTGCGCCAAATTTTCCCCGATACCGCAGACAGTGACTATTTAGAGCTACATGCTCGTACACGTAGCTTAATTCGTAAACCTGCAACCACCGCGAAAGGTATTGCGGTTATTACCGGCACAAAAGATGCCGTATTGCCAGCGGGAAGCCAATTACGGGGGGAAAATACGACCTGCTTTACCACGTCTGAGGTGACATTACTTGCTGATGGTAAAGTCTCTGTGCCTATTCAAGCTAACCAACCCGGAACAAGCAGTAACTTATCCAAACCGACCACGGCAGAATTGGTCAATGCACCTATGGGGATCAACTCGTTAGTTGCCATCAATCAGCTTTCCGGTGGGACAGATATTGAGACGGATGCTAGCTTACTTGCTCGATTGCTTGATATCATTCGTCGCCCTCCTGCAGGGGGCAATAAATATGATTACCGCCGCTGGGCGTTAGAAGTTCCAGGCGTCACGAATGCCTTTGTTTACCCATTGCGCCGTGGATTAGGGACTGTGGATGTGGCGATCACTTCCGCAGATGGACTGCCTTCTCGTGATATTATTGAAGCCGTACAAGCTCACATTGATGATGTTCGCCCTGTTACCGCAAAGCATTCTTATGTGCTCGCTCCAACAGAGCGCCGAGTGGATTTTGAGGTTGAAGTTACCCTTCAAGGTATTAGTCTAGGCGTCGCGAAAAGCCAAATTGAGACGGAGATTCAGGCTGTTATGGGGCGTATTGCGCCTGGTCAACGTTTAATTCGCAGTGAAATAGAAACAGCCATTTCGTTAATCCCCGGCATTATTGACCGCCGTGTCATCATGCCTGAAAGTAATGTGATTGCACTCGTCAATGATAAAAATCTTGAGTGGTTGCGACCAGGCAATATTGTGGTGAGGTTGTCAACATGAAATCACTCCTCAAACAACTTTTACCGCCCGTAAGCTACGCGTTAGACGCGCCACATTTAGATGCAGAACTGCAAGCCGAAGCAAACCGTTTTACGCTCATTCAAGATAGCGCTAACCTCGTCAGAAATGGCATTACGCCTTTTTTCTCTAATAACTTGCTGCCCGATTGGGAACGGGTCTTGGATGTAACGCCTGAAGCCACGTTAAGCTATCAACAACGTCTTGAACGGGTTTTAATTAAATTGGCTGAAACTGGCGGTTTATCTATCTCGTATTTTATTCAACTCGCAAAACAACTGGGCTATGACATCACGATTGATGAGCCTCAACCTTTTCAAGCAGGCGTAAACCGCGCCGGTGATCGATTAGCTCACCCTGATATTTTATGGGTTTGGCGTGTCAATATTTTTGGCGCGAAATCGCAACATTATCGATTCAGGGCGGGTCATTCGACTGCCGGTGAACGTCTTTCTTTTTGGGCTGATTCCGTCATTGAATCTGTATTTAATGACCTAAAGCCGGCTCATACATTCTGTTATTTTACTTATCAGGAGTCTTGATATGCAGGACTTAATGCCCCCAATTAATACGCAAGACAGTATCTTTCATGATGGAGATCCCACTACCGGACAGCTAGGCACAATCGTCACTGCATTATGGCTTAACAACGTGCAGGCAGCTACGCGTGACGTACAGGCTGAAATCAAAAACGTACTTGCTAAAGCGGGTATGACGCCAGACCCGAAAAAAAATAATCAGCTTGCAGATGCGATTAGCCAGATAGTCTCCAGTGGTAATTATGCTTCGACCGCTTATGTTGATAATGGTCTTAATAAGAAAATCGACAAGGCTAACATTTCAGGTGTTAAAGGCAACGATAACGACAAAGTGCCTAGTCTGAATTTATTCACTACTGAAACGGGGAAATTGGCGACCAAAGCGGAATTAGCTAACTATGCAACGAACGCGACAGTTAATTCAAAGTTTGAAGCGGTCAATACGGCGGCAAATAACGCCAATAATAACGCTAATGGTCGCGTACCCAATACGCGTCGAGTGAACAATAAGCCATTAAGTGCAGATATCACATTGACTGCAGGAGACGTGGGGGCATACACAAAAGCAGAGGTAGATAGTCGCTCGGTCAATTTGGATGCCATTTATCCTATCGGTATTGTTGCTTGGTTTGCTCAAAATAAAAATCCGAATACCTTGTTCCCTAATACAAAATGGCAGTATCTCGGTGAAAATAAAACGATCCGTTTGGCGAATTCAAATGGCTCTAATGTATTAACAACAGGGGGGGCTGATTCAATTCAATTAACCGAAGCCCAACTACCTGCACACAATCACAGCTTCTCCGCGACAACAAGCAGTTTCGATTATGGAACAAAGTCAACAAATACGACAGGAGCTCATACTCATGGTGTGAATGGTGAAGATTCGGGTTCTGGCGGTTCTAACTTTGGTCGGGGGAATGGTAATACAAGAACTATTAATGGGATGCATTCTGCGGGAAACCACGCACACACAGTTGCGATTGGAGCACATAGCCATACGGTATCAGGAACGACCGAAAGTAAAGGGAGTAGTTCAGCCATCAATGTAACCAATGCCTACATTATGCTGATGGGATGGTATCGAGTAAGTTAAGGATAATAATATGCCGATGTTGAAAATATATAACTACACAAGTGACACGCACGAATTTATCAGTGAATCAGATGGTTACATTGATGAAAATACACAATTAATCCCCTATTGCACAACAATACCGCCAATTGAGCCTAAAAAAGGGTATGCCGTTATTTTTAATGCGGAGTCTAACCAATGGGAATATCAGGTTGATTATCGAGGTCATATTGCCTATCAAACAGAAAATCGCCAACAAATTCATATTGATTTTATCGGTGAATTACCCATTACACTGACAATGTTAGAGCCAAAGACAGAATTTGATGTTTGGAACGGTAAAAAGTGGGTTCTTAATAAAACAGTACAAAAAGCACACTGGGTCGCTCAAGCTGAAAACGAAAAGATATCAAGAATTGATGAAGCGAATAACACAATAAACTATCTGAAAGATGCTCTTGATGTTGGTCTTGGTGATGATACGGATGAACGACAATTAATTGAATGGAAAAAATATCGAGTCTTGTTAAATCGTGTCGATGTATCAACTGCGCCAGATATTGAATGGCCACAAAAACCTTAATATTGAAGGCAAGCTGAAATGCTTGCCTGATTCTCATTGCAAATTATTTCTATCAATTCAGCATAGTGCAAAATCCGCCTTGATGCATCAAGCAACTAATGCGAAATTGTTCGCCATTTAGTGCAAATTATTTCGCCGCGCTACACATCCTTCTGAATTTTATACAGATAAGGGAGAATTTATTTCGTTAGAACAACTCAAAAAGCTAGACGAAAAAGCATTTAAAGATGCAGGTTATAGCTAATCAATTAACGATTTAACTAAGGTCACTTCGGTGACCTTTTTTATTGTCTAAATTCAGCCAAGGGCTGGTTTACTTTAACGCGCTAGGCGCAATGAATCCCAAGGGGAACAACATGTTATTTATGAATATCGAACGCAAATATTACTCACAGGCTGATGATGGAGCTGGTGGTGGAAGCGGTGGAACTGCACCTGTAATCACACCGGAAATTCAAGCCATTATCGATAAAGCAGTCGGTGAGCAAGTAGCTGGGTTGAAGGCTAAACGTGATGAGTTATTGGGTAAACTCAAAGAGCAAAACGATAATCTCAAGCGTTTTGATGGTATTGATCCCGATGCTGTACGTGGAATTCTCAAACGTTTTGAAAATGATGAAGAAGCCAAGTTAATCGCTGACGGCAAAATTGATGAAGTCATTAATAAACGTACTGAGCGCTTACGCAATGACGTTGATAAACAACTGAAAGAAGCCAATAGCCGAGTGGAAAGGGCTGAGGCTTTTGCTAATAAATTTCGCCAACGTGTATTGGGAGATGAAGTGCGCTCTGCTGCTGGTAAAGCCGGCGCATTAGCTAGCGCACAAGAAGACTTAATTTTACGTGCCAAAGGCATTTTCCAAATCAACGATGAAGGTCAGGCCGTAGCCGTTGATGATGATGGTAATCCAATTATGGGGAAAGATGGTCGAACACCGTTATCACCCGTTGAATGGGTCGAATCATTAAAAGAAAGCGCGCCTCATTTGTTCCCTGCTGCTTCAGGGACGGATGCAGGAAAACATAAACAAGGTGGTGCACACCTTAAACGTTCTCAAATGTCTGCGAGTGAGAAAGCTGATTATATTCGCAGATACGGACGTGACACATTTTTAAAACTACCTAAAGAATAAGGGAAGATAAGTAATGGCTACGACGACTAATAGCGATTTAGTAATTTACAACGACTTGGCGCAAACAGCGTTTTTAGAGCGTCGCCAAGATAATTTAGCCGTATTTAATCAGGCATCAAATGGTGCCATTGTGCTTGATAACATTTTTATTGAAGGAGATTTCCGTAAGCGTGCTTTCTATCAAATTGGTGGCTCGATTGAGCATCGTGATGTTGATTCAACAGGGACAGTAGAGAGTAAAAAAATTGGTGCGGGCGAATCTGTTGAAGTGAAAGCTCCGTGGAAATATGGTCCATATGCAACAACGGAAGAGGCATTTAAACGTCGAGGACGAGATGTCTCAGAGTTTTCTGAGCTAGTTGGTATTGATGCTGCGGATGCATCTCTAGAAGGTTACATTAAATACTCCTTAGCCGCATTAGGTGCTGCTATCGGTAGTAATACTGAGATGGTCGTGACAGCAGACATTGCGACAGATGGGAAAAAAACGCTCACCAAAGGATTGCGTCAATATGGTGACAAGTTTAACCGTGTAAATCTCTTCGTTATGCACTCTACTACGTATTTCGATATCGTTGATCAAGCAATTGATAACAAAGTCTACGAAGAGGCTGGTGTGGTTATCTATGGCGGGCAGCCGGGAACGTTAGGTAAGCCTGTTTTGGTAACAGACAGTGCGCCAGTTGATGCTATTTTTGGTCTTGTTCCGGGGGCGGTGACTATCACCGAGTCACAGGAGGCAACCTTCCGCTCATTTGAGATCAATGATAAGGAGAACTTAGAAATTGGGTATCGTGGTGAAGGCGTTGTTAATGTTGGGGTGCTTGGGTACAGCTGGGATGAATCAAAAGGTAAAAACCCAGATCTAACCAAGTTAGGTACTGCGGGGAACTGGAAAAAACATTTTACGAGCAACAAACTGACAGCAGGTGTGATGATTAAATTAACTGCTCAGGGCAAAAATGCAGTAAAGCAACAGAGCCAGAAGTAGCTAAAAGGAAAAAAACTACTGATGGCAAGTGAAGATAGGGGCGTAATGCCCCTTTTTATTTTGAGGTGGTCATGATTGATGCCGATAAAAACTCACCTACGTTTAATAGTTATGCTGGCATTGAAGATTTAAAAGCATATGCGAAAGTCAGGAATTTAACCCTATCAGACAGTAAATCACTCGAATCATTACTCATCGTTGCTATGGACTTCTTAGAATCCCAAAAATGGAAGGGTAAGCGTTCCGACAGTACGCAACCTTTATCTTTTCCTCGTACTGGATTGTTTCGTGATGGGGTTGAAATTGCTAGTGATGCGATTCCTCATCAGGTTATACAGGCTCAGTGTCGCCTTGCACTTGAAGCACAAGAGAATGAATTGCAGCCAACATTAGGTGCAGAAATAATTTCTGAACGTATTGAGGGAGCAATTGATTTGAAGTATGCAGAAGGCACCAATACTGGTGCACCTAATTTCGCTTGGCTGAAAGGTTTGCTATGCGGCTTGATGGATAGCTCAGAAGGCTTGGCGATTAACACATTTGCAGTGAGGTAGTGATGAATATTTATCAACGAGGTTGTCACACAGCATTGCGAATACTGAAAAAATATGGCGCTTCATATCAAGTGAAACGTGCTGGCAAGCACTGGGTTGATGATAATGGTGTTGAGCATCATGAGCCTGAGTCTCTATTTTCAATTATTGGTGTAAAGGTTTTGTACAAACCATATGAAATTGATGGAACTCTAATTCTCTCTACGGATATTAAAATGGTTCTTTCTCCAGAGATTGATATTCGAAAAGGGGATTCTGTTCTTGTTGATGGTATATGGCTACGTGTGCATGAGCCTAACCCGGTTAAACCTGCTGATGTTGTTATTTGCTACAAACCTCAATTGAGGGCTTGATATGACTGATTCATTCATGAAGTCCGTTAATCTATTTGTAGAAAAATCTCAATCAAATATGGAGGCGGTGGTAAAAAAAACAGGTGTTAGGATTTTGGCTCAACTTGTTCAAATGTCTCCGGTGGGTAATCCCGACTTATGGAAAGTTAACCAAACGGCTGTAGGTTATAACCAAGCGGTATTTGAGCACAATGAAGCATTGAGAAAAGACCCTAATAATTTGACACTGAAAAATCGTCAATTAAAAAAACGCGCTCGAGTTAATGACTCTATGGATATCAAAGCACCCCCAGGTTATACGGGGGGACGATTCCGTGGAAATTGGCAAGTCACTTTTGATGTACCTGCTGATGGTGAAACTGGGCGAGTTGATAAATCAGGCAATATGACTAAGGCGGTTGGTAACTATATGCTTGAGCAGTTCAAAGTGGGTATGAATGCTATCTATTTTACTAACAATGTTCCTTATGCCTACAGGTTGGAAATGGGGCATTCAAAACAAGCTCCTAATGGCATGATTGCAATTACCGCTGAAAACGTGAGTAAGTTCTTTAGAGACGCTATCGCAGAGATGAAGTAAATGAAACAATCTGAAATCAATCAGTCTATTCGTGCGCTGGTGGCAAAAATTGCCAAGCAGGAAGGGGTAAAGGTGGCTTGGTCAAATATTGAGTTTGATGATATTAGCACTCCATATTTGCAATTACATATAATGCCAGCCATAACCGAAAATCTAGGTCTAGCGTTAGACATGCCAGTTCAAAAAGGTGTTATTCAACTTAATGTTGTTGAAAAGATTGGTAATGGTGATTCGGCGGTTATTAGCTTGGTTGATGCCGTCAAAGAGCAGCTCGAAAATGGTCTAACACTCACGGAGTCACTGTATCTAGACGGTGAACCAAATCAGCTACCTCCACTTACCAGTGATATCAACTACATCATTCCAATACGTACATCCTATCGATGTCATCCAATCCGATAAACGACCGCCTAAATGGCGGTTTTTTTATGCATAAAAATGAGGTTAATAATGGCTTATAACATTCCTAATGGCTCGCGCGTTTATGTGGCGAGTAAATACGGAAAAGATGTTGAGTTTACGGCGGCAAGTAATGCCTCTGAAGCTGTACTTACTGTCACAGCGTCAAGTGGCATTAAAGCCGGAGATGTTGTTCTCGTTACATCTGGGTGGAAACAAATGTCCGGTGTCTTTCGTGTGAAATCAGCAGAAAACACAAGTATCACGCTTGACGGTGTTGATACGACAGATACCGAACGTTTTCCGATTGGCGGCGGCAAAGGAACACTAAAGTCAGTTCAAGAATGGGAGGTTATGCCCCAAGTCATGACCTTATCAACAGAAGGTGGTGAGCAGCAAACGCAAGAAATTCAATTCTTAGAAGATGAGCAAGCAGAAACGGTTGATACCTATAAATCGGGTATCGTGCAGGTTTATACATTTGCTCATGATGCGAAATTACCTATTCGAGGGTTATTAATGTCTTTGGATGATACAAAGCAGTTAACAGCGATTCGTTTTTATAATAAACGGGCTGGTGAAGACCGTTACTACTCAGCCAGTGTGTCATTCCAGCGTGTTCCTAATACTGCAATTAACGAGGTTGAAAACGTATCTGCACGTTTCTCTCTTAAATCAGATATGCAAATTTACACTACCGCATAATAACAGCCCCTTTCGGGGCTTTTAAGGAAACCTAATGGCGAAATTCACTCTGAATCCCAATCCAATATTTAAGGCTGATGTAAAAATCCGTGTGGCTGGCAAAAGCGAGCCGGAGGTTGTGACATTTACGTTCAATCATTTACCAATGAGTAAATTGGAAGAGTTGAAAAATGAGTCAGTAAACAAATTCTTTACTCAAATTATTGCTGATTGGGCAATTGAAGAGCCTTATAACGAAGATAATTTGAAGTTGTTATTTGACAACTATCCATCAGCCGCAGGGGCTATTACAACAACGTATTACAATGAATTGTTAGGTAATCGTGAAAAAAACTAATATCGGTCGCTGAAGCAATGTATGGGGGAATGACAAAGCAAGAGGCTAAAAATTTTGAGCGAGCTTTTGGCTTTCCTCCTGATCTTGATGATGTTGAAGTTGTTCCTGATGTATGGGAGTCATATCTGGTATTTTCTGCGATGAGTACACAGTGGAGAGTTGGTATGAATGGTGCTACGGGACTTGACTATAGCGTGATTCCCAATGTTTTAGATCTACTTAACATCAAAAGCAAAGCGACCATATTTGATGACTTAAGGGTTATGGAGCTAAAGGCTCTTGAGTTGATAAACAAGTAGTCAGGGGCTGTAATGCCTCCAGTATTAACTTTAAATTAATAGAGCCGGTTAAAGTCATTGTCGTCTCTATCGAGAAAGCAATCAGTACGTTTAGATTGATTTTCTATACGATTGCATTTTCTAGATATTTTGGCACTTTTATCATGAGCAGCTCTGACTTCAGCTTTTTCTGCTGGAGTTAATTCTGAATAACTTCTCCCTTGACATCCAACCATTAGAATTGATGTTAGTAACAATAATGTATATTTCATATTTTCGGCAATGCAGTTAATAGTTATAAGCCATAAGTTTACTTTATAAAAAGTAAATGAAGGAAGAATAACGACACTGTAGGTCTGATTTTCTAGGAGGGGATTGCATATTTCCAGTCTTTTGATACTTGAAAATGATCTTTACAACTAAAATGCTTACAATATACTGTATGTAAATACAGTAATTTGGTGCATTATGAAGCTAGAGCCTATCGATTCCGAATCAATTCTCAATATTCCATTATTCTTAGATAGAGTGGCTGCGGGGTTTCCATCTCCTGCGGCTGACTACATGGAGGAAAGAATAAACCTTAACAGCACATTGATTAAGCACCCAGATAGTACGTATATGTTGCGTGTAGAAGGTAATTCTATGATTGACGCTAACATTAACGATGGTGATGTTGTGATTGTCGATAGCGCATTGGTAGCAAAAGATGGGGATATTGTTATCGCCAGTGTTGATGGTGAGTTTACTGTTAAGAAATTAAAGTCTTATCCACCGATGTTGATGCCAATGAATCCTGATTTTCAACCAATACATATTGGTGATGCGCAGGATTTACAGATATTTGGCGTTGTCACATTCATTATTCATAAGGCTCAGTAATGTTTGCCTTAGTTGATGTAAATTCGTTTTATGCGAGCTGTGAGAAAGTATTCAGGCCTGACTTAGCAGGAAAGCCAGTAATTGTTCTGAGTAATAATGATGGCTGTGTAATTGCTCGTTCCGCCGAAGCAAAAAAGCTCGGTGTAAAAATGGGAGAGCTTTACTATGAGAGAAGAAACTATTACCTGCAAAATCATATTAACATTTTTAGCTCGAACTATGCGTTATACGCTGACATGAGCAACAGAGTGATGTCTCTACTATCAATGTATGCTCCGCGTTTGGAAGTGTATTCAATAGATGAGGCATTTCTTGATTTCACTGGCTTGGTTCATACCTTTAATTTAGAAGATTATGGGCGAGAAATTCAATCAACGATATTGCAGCGAACTCACTTGCCAGTAAGTGTTGGCATCGGTCCGACTAAAACGCTGGCTAAAATTGCGAATCATGCCGCTAAAACGTGGAAGAAGACTGGTGGTGTGGTTGAGCTATCTGATAGAAGTCGGCAAAGAAAATTACTGTCATTTATTCCGATTGAAGACGTGTGGGGAATAGGACGAAGGATTTCAGTCAAGTTAAGAGCGATGGGTGTTTATACCGCTTTAGACTTGGCAAATGCACCAGTGTCTACAATACGTAAAACGTTTGGTGTGACGCTAGAAAGAACTCTCCGAGAGCTTAATGGCGAATCGTGCATTGAGCTTGAAGAAGTCAGGAAGGTTAAGCAGCAAATACTATACTCTCGCTCGTTCGGTAAGAAAGTTTTAGATATCGAAACCATGCGCAAGGCTATTTGTGACTATGCAGAACGAGCAGCAGAGAAGCTACGCGAAGAAAAGCAGCGATGTCGAATTATTAGCCTGTTTATTCAAACCAGCAGCCATGCATCAGGTGAAGATTATGCTAACAGTGCCAGCATTAAGCTTGAATACCCTAGCAGCGATACGCGAGACATCATTAATGCTGTTATGCGTGGTTTAGATTCTATATGGCGAGATGGTTACCGCTACTATAAAGCCGGGATAATGTTATCTGACTTCACAGATTCAGATGTTACTCAGTTTGATATGTTTTCTACTCAAAAACCATTTAAGAATGGCGATGAACTTATGAAAACATTAGACACAATAAATAATAGTGGCTTAGGTAAAGTCTGGTTTGCCGTGAAAGGGGGGGATAGTGGATATCAGATGAAGCGCGAAATGTTATCACCGGCGTACACGACAAATTTTAATGAACTGCCTGTAGCTAAAATCTAGCATATCAAGGATTGCAAGACTTTAAATTCAGTAAGCTAGCTTTAAAGTCTGAAGGTCGAATTTAATTAGGTAGGTACATAAAGATTAATATTTAATTTTGTTTTTTTAGTTAATTTATTTAATGTGTTGAATTTTGATGTAGATCAATGAATGATGTCATTAAGCACATAATTAAAATAATCAGCACATATTGAAAAGCAATGTTGGCTAAATAGTTTCATAACCAGTTAAGAGATATATAGAAAGAACATTAGTGTAATAATTTGTTTCAACATCTTTAATATCAAAACAGATGTGACTATCTTTAGGAGTTAATTATGAGTAAAGCTAAAGAACTACAAATTCGCCCACTTAAAACGCCAACAGATTTATCTCCAAAAGCAACAAAAGATATCAGTGGAGCAATGAATGCAATCTTGGCTGATATTTTTGCTATTTATTTAAAAACTAAAAACTTCCATTGGCACATGAGTGGCCCACATTTCCGCGATTATCATTTATTACTTGATGAACAAAGTGAGCAACTATACTCCATGACAGACCCTATAGCTGAAAGAGTTCGTAAAATAGGTGGTGTGACTATACGTTCTATAGGGCAAATATCAAAAATGCAAAGGATTAGCGATAACAATGCGGAATACGTAGAACCTTTAGATATGCTTGCTGAGCTTTGTGAAGATAATAAAATGTTGGCTTCAGAATTTCGAAAAGCACATGAAGTATGTGCAGAGCATGGAGATTATTCCACTACAAGCCTAATAGAAAACTGGATTGATGAAACAGAACGCCGTGTCTGGTTTTTATTCGAGGCTTGTCGAGAAGCTAAAACGTCCGGTCATTAATGTAAAATTTATGTAGTTAAGCGAGTTTAATACTAGAGGGCTTCTAAATCGGAAGCCCTCTTTGTGATTAAGAATATGGTTAGAAGTGTCAGCAAATAAAATTGGTCGTATTGCAAACAAGAACGGATTGAAAACTGACGAATTCGGTAAGTTCTTTTTGGACAAGTCAGCTCACTCATCAAAGCAGGTTGAAGCGTTCCGTTATAATGAGAACGGTATTAGCGCGTTACGCCATATTATTCACGGGAAGGAAGTTGCCTAACCTACACATAACCCAAGGATGGGCTTGCATTCTAGATCACATAATTATTTTTAACTAAAGAGTTCGATTATGTGTAGTAAAGCTATTCAGGTATATTCAGGGGGCTAATTTATTAATGAGGTTAAAGATGATTAAGTATATTTGCGCCCTGTTTATTTTATTTTCTGGATATACCCTGTCTGCTAATAACGAGAATGATATGGGGTTATATCGAGATAATAACTATAATATTTTGGCTTTGGCGGGAAAGTATAACTGTGGAGTTTATTCCATACCTGATGACCTTAGTGATAGCAATAGATATAACGGAGTGCAAATCGGGACTGTTAAGTTGGAAGTAACTCCGCATGCAGATTATAACAATGCAATGATAAATATAACCTTTGATACAGGGTTAGTTATAACATCACCAAAGCTTGAGTTGCTTTCAACTGATGCTAAAGCTACTGTGTATTTTAGTGAAAATTCAGGGGTTACATTTGCTTATATGATATACGACAGAATGGGTGTTAAAGTTATTTTGCACAATAGCAACAAAGGTCAAGAAATTAGTGTCGGTCTAGCTGATTGCAAGTACGAAAACAGTTGACTCCTCTATAGATAATAGCTTTATTTAAAAAAAACCATGAATAGATGAGAGTGACATCAAAAATTTGAAGGAATGGAACCCAATGAATACCAGAGATCTCTAGAGTCTCTAGAAGTCACACAAGAAGAGATTGCTAATATTCGTAATTTTTAATGTACATGTGCTCAATTATAAATAGTGTTAATAACCCACTCCGGTGGGTTTTTTATTGCCTGAACTCTGCATTGAGGGTACATTTCAATCATTTGATTTAACGAGTGGTAATTTGGCGTGCATGCTAAAATTTTGCGAGTTCTGTGTATTTTGCTGTTGATATTATTAGCTTTTGTTGTAGGGATCTCAGTTGGCATAAGTAAAAAACCGACAATTATTGACGGAGCTAAGCAAATTGTGATTGATTTTATGCACCAGCCACAAGCTGCTGATATGAGAAATGTTAATTTTTACCCTGCAGGTGTAAGTATGAGTCGCAAGGTTGTTGGTGACGTTTGCGGAGAAGTATTTACATTTAAAGATGAATTACCTTATAAGTATAAGAGATTTATTGTTGTAGTCTCCTCTAGCAATGATGGTGAGCGCATGTTTTCAAACCCATTATTTGATTTTGAAGGTGAATCTATATCTGAAGAAGATTTCCAGAAGATATGGTATGAGAAATGTAAATAATTGATGAAATCTGCTCCGGCAGGTTTTTTATTGGTTGAAGTTTGTGTAATTGAACTGGCATCCTTAACCGATACCAGTTCATTATGTTAGATTTAATTACTTATAATTGAAATCATTAGGGTGATTATCGAGGCTGCCCGTAAGTGCTGCAAATAAAACCGTTTTCCCATCGATTGATAAATCATCGGTGATATTAAACCAGAGTAAATCCTCAGTATTGTTCTTTTCATTATTTGAAGAGAATACACCTGCCATAACATTCTTTTCTTTAGAGTACATAATCGCAATTCGCTCTGCTGGGCAATTGTGAGGTTTGCACGCTGTTGCTACTTGGTATTCGTTACCGTTTAAAGTCACAGTATTTGATGGGGATTCAGTACCACCAGTTAAGACCCATGATGGGAGGTCGTTATTTTTTACAACTTGAAGGAATGCTGTTTTAGTATTTGCATCACTAGCTAATTTACTGATAGTTAAATCGTTGCCAGCATGAGCATTGGCTGCGATGAAAAGGGTTGCGATGAGTGTCAATTTTCTAAGCATGTTAATAATCCTTTGTGTGTTTAAAGGTTATCTGGTTAGTGACGAATGTTGGAAAACGAAATTCTAGAATAATATGGCATTAATTTAAATAAAAGTTACATAGAAGCTAATCTAACCACCGATGGGTGGTTTTTTTATATCTGGAGAAAGGTAAATGGCAGATATAGCAACCATCTCGCTTAAAGCTGATACGTCTGATTTAGAGCGTGGGACTCAAAAATTAAAGGAGTTTGGCAGCACAGCGGAAAAGGTAAATGGCTCAGCCCAAGACCTGAATGAGCAATTTAAACGCGGTGTAGATAATCAGAAAAAAGCAGCTCAAGCAGCTGAAAAACAGCGCAAAGAGCTTCATGAGTTACTTAATCAGCTGAACCCTACAAATAAAGCTTTTGAACGATTAGATGACTGGCAGACAAAGCTAGTAGCAGCAAGCAAAAAAGGGTTACTTCCCAAAGATCAATTCAAAGATTATACCAGCATATTAGACCAAACTAGAGACAAGCTGCAAAGAATGCATATGTCTCTGACTGCGGAAGGGCAAGCATTATTAGCTCAGGAAGCTGCAACGAATAAAGCAAAGCAAGCCGCAGATGAATTCTTACAATCTCTTAAAAATCAGACGGATTTTATAGGAAAAACCAAAACTGAAATTTTAGAATTGAAAGCAGCGCAAATGGGTATTTCTCAGCAGGCTGCGCCTATGATTTCCAAGCTGAAAGAGCAAGAGAAAGCATTTTTAAACGGTTCAATCACGATTGGTCAATATCGAAATGCTATGCGGCAATTACCCGCTCAAATGACGGATATTGTCACATCATTAGCATCAGGAATGCCTGTATGGATGGTGATGATACAGCAAGGTGGTCAGATAAAAGATTCCTTCGGTGGTCTAGGGAACTCATTGAAGGCGTTAGCATCACTAATTACCCCAGCAAGAGTTGCTATGTTTGGATTTGTTGGTGCCGCTTCTGCTGTCGCTCTTGCTGCATATCAAGGCTCTAAAGAGTTTAGTGAATATAACAAACAACTTATTCTTACTGGAGGGTATGCAGGAAAAACTGCGGCACAATTAGATGCTCTTGCTAGGAAAATCTCAGGAAATGGTATTACTCAGCATGGTATGGCTGGTGCTATATCAAAAGTCGTTGGCTCGGGAGAGTTTTCTGGTGATGTTGTTGAGATGGTTTCTCAAACAGCTGCGGCAATGGAAAAAGCTGTTGGTCAGTCAGTTGATAAAACAATTAAGCAATTTCAGCGTTTACAAGAGGAGCCGGTTAAAGCTGTTACTGAACTAGATAAATCCCTTCACTTTTTAACAGCTACTCAGTTAGAACAAATAATGACACTGCAAGAGCAGGGGAAGGAGCATGAGGCTGCAAAGATAGCGATGGAGTCTTATGCCAATGCAATGCAGGAGCGTAGTCAGCAAATTGAAAACAACTTAGGTTTTTTAGAGTCAGCTTGGAAAGGCGTTAAGGATATGGCAAGCGATGCATGGGATGCAATGCTTAATATAGGGCGAGAAAGAACGCTAGACCAAAAGATTAAAGAATATGAAGAGAAACTTCTTGAGTTTCAGTTAAATCCTGCAGCTAAAGGACTACATCATTATAAAACAGGCCAGACACCTGAAGATTTAAGGCGAGAACTGGATTTACTAAACGAAGAGAAATATCAGAGGGATATTGAGAATGCGAGAAATGAGGCGGCAAGAAAACAGGAAGAGGCTAAAAAGTTTCAGCTTTTAGCTGATGAAGCATTAAGGCGAGAATATGAGACAGCGGAGGAGAAACACCAACGAAAATTAAGTGAAATAAAAAATAAAGAGCATGCATCTCAGGCTATCAAGGATGAAGCAATTCGTCGTGAAAAAGAACGGTATGAGAAAGAAAAACTGAGAGGGCAAAAGAAACCTAAAGCATATCGACCTGACTATGGCACTCGTGCGGATGAGTCAGCCAATGAAGCTCTCGTTTCTCTACAGGCTCAACTTAAAGTATTAAAAGAGCATAAAACTATTGCTGATGTGATTAGCTCAGAGCGTAAAAAGCTTTGGGATATGGAAGCCAAAATAGCTGTATTAGAAGAAGCAAAAGCGACACGTAAGCTTACCAATGATGAGCAATCGTTATTGGCTAAAAAAGAATATGTATTAGCTTCTCAACGCGCATTAGCAGTAGTTGGCGATGAAGTAGAGCGTCAAAAACAACATAATAGAGAGCTAGATAGGCAACTAAAACGAGTTGAAGAAATAAAAGCTAAGAGTCGAGCGCTGGATATGGGCATCGGTAAATCTGACCGTATGTACCAACGTGACATCGCACTTGAGCAAGCTAAATCACCAGCAGAGAAGCAGGCATTAGAGGATTATTACAGTGAAGAAGATTCGTTACGTACCAATTGGGAGGCGGGAGTTAAAAGGGGATTTGCAGAATTTCAAGACCAAGCCTCCAATGTTTATGGTAACGTATCTCAAATTAGCCAATCAGTATTTCAAGGTATGAGTAATAGCGTTGCCGATTTTGTTTTAAAAAGCAGAGCTAGCTTTAGTGACTTTACTCGCTCATTTTTAGAAATGACGACTAAAATGCTTATGCAAATGGCGATGCTGAATGCTATGAAAGCAGCTTTTGGTGGAACAGCCATAGGTGGCTTTCTTGGTTTTTCTGGCGGCGGATACACTGGGGATGGTGGCAAATATGAGCCTGCTGGGGTTGTTCACAAGGGTGAGTTTGTATTTGACAAAGAGAGTACGGCTAAATTAGGTAAAGCTAATCTATATCGGTTAATGGATGCAGGAAAGAGAGGTTATGCATCTGGTGGATATGTAGGTGGTTCTCAGCCAATGTCAGTGAGTCAGCCTCGAGTGCAAGTTTACGGCACTCATCCTGCTGGTGGGATTAACGTCAATCTTAATTTTGGTGGCATCAGCGTTGTAAGTGGTGCTCAACAGCAAGGTTCTATGCAGAATGTTGATATCCGAGCTGCGGAGCAATCCTTAAATAATAAGCTTAAGCGCTTCATGGCAATAGAGGGGCGTGAAGGTGGTGATTTGTACAAAATAATCAAAGCTGTTTCTGTTGGAAGATAAGAACAGTATTAAAAAATTAATGAGAGGTAGTAATGGAATTAAAACTTGGAACTGTAATCATTAACCCAGAAGATGAGCAAATCAGCATTCCTGTCGATGTTTATAAAGGTGATGAGTATAGTGTTGATTTCGTATTGGCAAATATAGTCTACCAAACAAACTTGAACTCTAGTAAACCGCTAGCCGAATACTTTGACGAAGCTAAAGATCACGCACGAAAAACTATCAAATTATTAAATCAGTAAAGATTATCTAGATTGATCCTCACATAGCCACCTTCGGGTGGCTTTTTTATTTAGGGGTAATAATGATTGAAGAGTTTAAGTGGCGAACTCAAATCCAAGACTCGCCAACTGGCGAATTTAAGCATCGAATAAAAGAAGTGGCATTTGGTGATGGCTATAAGCAAGTTTCAGGCGATGGTCTCAATACTGAATCTCAATCATGGGGATTTACCTATACGGGGCATAAGTCAGAGGTAATGCCTATTTTTTCCTTTATTCGCTCACATACAGCAAAATCATTTCTATGGGTGCCACCTTTGGGAGATAAAGGACTATATCGAGTGAAAGCTGATTCCATTACATTAAAGCCAATTGGCGGTAGCTCTATCACTATAACTGCAACCTTTGAACAGGCGTTTAGTGCATGAATATAATATCTGACATTCAAAAATTAGAGCCGGGAAGTAGGGTTCAATTAATTGAAGTGGACGGCAGTGAGTTTGATGGACCAACTCTTCGATTCCATGCCTACAACTTGCCGCATACACCCGAAGAAATTGACGTTGCAGAGGGGGGTATCAAGCCAAAATCCATTTGGTGGCAAGGAAATGAATATGGCGCATGGGCTTATGAAATCGAGGGCATAGCTAAAAATAGTGATGGTAGTCCAGCCAGACCCTTATTAAGAGTGGCGAATGTCGATGGTTTGATATCCTCGTTGTGCTTGCAATTCGATGATATGGCACTGGCGAAAGTGACTATTTATGAAACCTTCGCGCACTATCTAGATGCTAAGAATTTTCCAGAGGGAAATCCTACCGCTAACCCTGAAGAATTTTTCAAACAGGTTTATTTCATCGACAGAAAAATGAGCGAAGTCGCGGGAGAAGCAGTTGAATTTGAGTTGTCGAGTCCGTTCGACTTGCAAGGGGTTATGATCCCCGGTCGCCAAATCCACAACCTCTGTTTCTGGTGTATGAAAGGCGATTATCGAAGCGGGCGAGGTTGCAATTATACGGGCAATAAATATTTCGATGAGAGTGGTGAACCGGTTGATGATCCGGCATTAGATAAGTGCGGTGGACTCATTAGCGATTGTAAAAAACGATTTGGCGAAAATGAACCTTTGGATTTTGGAGGATTCCCTGCCGCGGGGTTAGTACGATGATCACGAAGAAATTAACAGAGGTAATATTTCAGCATGTCAAAGCGGAATACCCTAAAGAAGCGTGTGGCGTGATTTGCCAAAAAAGTCGAGTCAAAAAATATTTTCCCTGCCGAAATCTTTCCGATAATCCAACTGATCATTTCGAACTTTCCCCAGAAGACTATGCCGCAGCCGAAGATTGGGGCAATCCAATAGCGATTGTTCATAGCCATTGCGGGGATGGAGTGACGTCTCAACCGAGCGAAATAGACAAATTGCAATGTGATGCTTCGGGACTACCGTGGGTGATAGCTTCCTATCCGGAAGGTGATATCCGCATAATCCAGCCTAGAATTGAGCGTGAGTTAGAAGGTCGTCCGTTTGTGCTTGGTCACGCAGATTGTTGGTCGCTCATTATGGATTATTACCGACAGATGCACGGGATTGAGCTGCATAATTACAGCGTTGAGAGACACTGGTGGGAAGAGGGTGAAAACTTGTATATGGATAACTGGCAGCAAGAAGGGTTTGTTGAGTTTTCTGGTGACATAAAAGACGGTGATATGGTCATTATGCAAGTGCAAGCAAATGTCCCTAATCATGCCGGTGTGATAGTGAATGGCATGCTTCTACATCATCTTTACGGGCAGCTAAGTCGCATTGTTCCTTACAGCGACTATTGGCGCGATAGAACGGTCAAGATAGTACGACGTAAGGAGCTGGCATGAGTTTAAAAACAATACGGCTCTATGGTGTTTTGGGTACCCAATTTGGTCGAGAACATCGGCTTGCTATCGATTCTCCGCGTGAAGCGATTAAAGCGTTATCGGTACTCTATGATGGATTCGAGCAATTCCTTGCCAATGCGCATCTGAGAGGGCTGGAATTTGCTGTTTTCAAAGGTCAGCGCAATATTACTGAAGATGAATTGCATCTTGATACCAGTGAAGAAATTCGCATTGCTCCGGTAATTAAAGGGAGTAAGCGGGGTGGTTTCTTCCAAACTATTTTAGGGGTTGCACTAATTGGTGCTGCCGCATTTTTATCGGGAGGTCTCTCTGTCGCATTTACCGCTGCAGGGACATGGGGAGGGGCATTGGCGTTGAGTGGTACTGCTATGGCAATCGGTGGTTTGGTGCAAATGCTCTCACCTCAGCCTCAAGGCTTATCCATGCGACAAGATGCGGATAATAAGCCATCCTATGCATTTGGTGGTGCTGTAAATACCACGGCGCAGGGCAATCCTGTGCCGCTGTTATATGGACTAGACCGCCGTGAAGTCGGAGGTGCGATTATCTCCGCGGGTATCTATACCGAAGACCAAAAATAACAAAATTAATCTTTATCATATACGGAAACGGCTTGAGTGCCGTTTTTTTATGGGTGAAATATGGAAACGATATACGGCGCTAAAGGTGGCGGCGGGGGCGGTCATACGCCCGTAGAAGCCAAAGATAATTTGCTTTCAGAATCGACTGCAAAAATTCTGTTAGCCATTTCTGAGGGGGAAATTGCGGGGGGCTTGGATGATACGCGTATTTTTTTAGATGAGACGCCAATTGGTAATGCGGATGGAACGAAAAACTTCGAAGGGGTAACATGGGAGTTTCGCCCCGGTAGCGAGCAACAAGAGTATATCAAAGGGATACCGTCGGTTGATAATGACATCGCCGTGGGGGTAGAGCTGCGAGACGATCAGCCGTATATCCGAATGATTAATAATACGCAGTTATCCGCTATTCGCCTTCGCTTTTCAGTGCCTCAGTTAATGCGTCAACACGATAATGGTGATACAACGGGATATCGCATTGTCTATACGATTGATTTATCTACAGATGGTGCTGGGTATCAAGAACTCGTTAAGTCTGCATTTGATGGTAAAACGACCAGTGAATATCAGCGCACCCATCGTATCGATTTACCCTCAGCCACGACAGGCTGGCAATTGCGCGTTCGGCGACTCACCAAAAATCAGAATACCGCTCGTATTGCCGATAAAGTCTCGATTGCTGCGGTCACCGAGGTGATTGACGCCAAGTTACGTTACCCCAATACGGCGCTTCTCTTTGTGACATTTAATGCCCGTCAATTTAATAACCGTATCCCTAAAATTAGTGTTCGCCCGAAAGGGGGATTGTTAGTTAAAGTGCCGACAAATTATGATCCTGTGAATCGAACGTACGCGGGTGTTTGGGATGGAACGTTTAAGCTGGCGGCAACCAATAACCCCGCCTGGGTGTTTTATGATTTAGTCCTGAACAATCGTTATGGCAGTGGTGACAGAATCAAAGCCCATCAGATTGAAAAGTGGGATTTGTACAAAATCGCACAGTATTGTGATGAATGGGTGCCTGATGGACGAGGAGGAGAGGGAAAAGAGCCTCGTTTTTTATGTGATGTGTATATTCAATCACAAGAGGCAGCGTATACCGTATTACGGGATATTGCGGCTATTTTTCGAGGAATGACCTTCTGGGCGGACAATAAAGTCAATGCGGTTGCCGATATGCCAGCCAGTATTTTTCGTACATTTACCAATGCCAATATCGTTGGGGGAAAACCGTCTTACTCGGGGGGCAGTATCCAAAATCGCTACACCCAAGCCTTGGTTTCATTTACGGATACTGATAACCATAGCAAAGATGATATCGAGGCGGTCGCAGATTTAAAACTTCAGCATCGTTATGGCGTGCGTAGAGTAGAACTCTCTGCAATTGGGTGTACCCGTCGAAGTGAAGCGAATCGACGTGGTCGCTGGGCATTACTGACTAACGCAAATGACCGCATGATCACATTTGCCACGGGGTTAGAAGGGGCAATTCCCTCACCGGGTCATATTATCGCGGTAGCTGATTCAAATTTAGCTGGGCGTGATAACGGTGGGCGTATCTCTTCCGCGAAAGGAAGGAGTATTACTCTTGATAGAGAGACATCAATTAAAGCGGGTGATCGCCTGATCATCAACTTACCAGACGGAAAATCAGAAGGGAGAACCGTTACTTCAGTAAATAAAAAAGTGGTTACAGTTTCTGTTGAATATTCCCAAATACCACAGAAAGAGACCGTGTGGGTGGTGGATTCTGATGACTTAGCGGTCCAGCTATATCGAGTGATTAATATCAGCGATAACGGCGATAACACTTACACCATTAGCGGTGCTATCCATAATCCTGACCATTATGACCATATCGATTCAGGTGCTCGCATTGACGAACGTCCCGTAACGGTTATTCCGCCTCGCGTTCAGCCTGCACCGAAAAACGTCAAAATCTCATCTTATTCTAGAGTGGAGCAGGGCATTGCTTTTTCTACGCTGAGTGTCAGTTGGGAAGCGCCAGAAAGTGCGATTGCGTATGAAGCGCAGTGGCGCCGCGATAACGGTAACTGGATCAACGTGCCTCGAACGTCCTCGCTAGGGTTTGAGGTTGATGGAATTTATTCTGGTCGATATCAAGTGCGAGTCCGAGCGGTTAATGCGTCTGAAATCTCCAGTATTTGGGCGAATGCCCCTGAAACTAGCCTGACAGGAAAAGTGGGTAATCCACCGAAGCCTGTCAATTTTAAAGCCTCGCCAAGGGTGTTTGGCATTAAGTTGGATTGGGGGTTTGATGAAAATACCAGTGACACATTGAAAACGGAAATTCAGTACAGTAAGACCCCTAATGGTGAAGATTTGATGCTGTTATCTGATGTTCCTTATCCGTCAAGAAACTATGAGATGGCAGGTTTAGCCGCTGGCGTCGTATTTTACTTCAGAGCAAGACTTGTTGATAAATCGGGTAATGAATCCGAGTGGACTCAATGGGTACGAGGAGAGTCAGAGTTTGATGTGAATACCATCTTGCCGGATTTGAACGAGCATTTCATGTCGACAGAAGCTGGGAAACAGCTCTCTCAAGAACTTGATTGGTTAAATGAGTCAATATTAGTCAATAGTGCGGCAATTAAAGAAGTGAAGAAAGAGGTTACGGTAAACCATGAACAGTCGCAATCTCAACATAAAACGTTAGAGCGAGCGTTTGCTGACGAACGAAAATCATGGGCAGAAAAATACGCTCAAGTGACAGCATCAATAAATGGGGTAAACGCAGGAGTTGTTAGGCTTGATAAAGCGGTGACGAATTTAGACAGGTCTTTCAGTGAGTCACAGAAGCAAGTTCAGGTGAAACTGGATAATCAAGGTGCGTTGATTAACTCCAAGATGCAGGCGGAATTTAAACAAAATGCCGGGTACGCGATGCACAGTACAAACATCACAATCATGGTGGATGGGAAAAAATATAATGCAGCCAGCATGGTTATTAGTGCTGAAGTGAAAGCGGGAAAAATTGAATCGTTCATTGGGTTTAATGCAAATAATTTTGCTTTTTTAAACCCAACACGAGGAAAGATGGAACCCTTGATGTTCATGAAAAATGGGCAGATATACATGCGTGAGTCATTCATCGCGGATGCATCGATTAGTAACGCTAAGATAGGAAATGTTATTCAGTCGAATAACTTCGTTTCGGGTAAATCAGGATGGCAAATTAATAAAAATGGTACTCCTGAATTTAATGACGGGGTATTTAGAGGAAAGATTTATGCTAGAGATGGTGAATTTAGAGGAACTGTTTATGTAGATAAACTTGTTGGTGATAATGCAACTGCGACAATTTATAAGGAAGTATCTAAGGGCGAGATTCATGGTAAGCGTTATGACCAAATTATAGAAACATCGGTAATTTATAAGGGCGGAATGCCTTATGATGTTGACTTATTGATGCCAATGATGCAATTCACCTCGGAGGGATCTGTGCCGGGAGCTATTCACTCTACCCGCGTAGAAATTTTCATCAATGGCATTAAATACTCGCCTCAAACTACGGTAATAGCGACAGAAAAAGATCGAAGACTGATTTGTTCTTTGTATGCCACACTTAAAGCGGCGGTTAAAGATGTGAAGGTGACAATTAGATATATCACGTACCATAAAAATGGTTGCAAGACTACAATTCATCCCGCGATGATTATCGCTTGTAAACATAATTCTTCTTCATTTATTTCCATATAGCTTATTAATGAGCAGTGACATTCCTATTTGAACCACAGGATTTGGAGGAAGGCTATTTGTATCTTTGCGTGCATATGCAGTCGTTGTATCGAGTACTACAAATATAAAGCGAACTGAAATATTCAACGAAGAGGCGGGCGTGCATTAAAGCAATAAATAGATCAATCTCAGTTAATATTGAGTGATTCTATTTAACTCATTGAAGCCGTGAAGTTTATAAAACGGTCACTGTATTGGTATGAAGGATGGGGGGAGAGCAAATAGAATTGCTGTGAGTAATCTAAATAGCCGCAGAGATTAAACTGCGGCTATTACCAGTTAAAAAATTTTATTTTTTGCTAGCAAGGTAATCTTTTAAAGTTCCTTCAGGTTTTTTCTTGCAAAACTCAAGGATTAAAGGAGCTTCCGCAACGCTCTGTTCAGATAATGCCACCCAGTCTCCACTTTTAAACTGAGTATCTTGTGATGTTACCCATAAGGCAACTGGAGCCCAGCTTTTAGGGTTTAAGTCCACATACTCTTTACATGTCATATTTTCGGGAGTTGAGGTCATTTTGTCTGCGGCTAATGCATTAAAGGACAGAGCACTTGATGCAATCATACAAGCAGAAATTAGAAACTTATTCATAAATATTCCTCTTCATTTTTTAGTGGTAATGCCTATTGAAATAAGTCTATTACCTATAAATAATAAGAAACATTAGCAAAGTCAATATTATTAGAAGATTAATTTAAATTTATCAAGTCAAAATTATCTTTCGTTGATTATCTATAAATGAGATAAGAATGTGGATAGTTAGTAATCCATAAATTGGAGAGCCCGATAGATTGTGTCTAATTATAGGAATGGAGTATCGAAGCATGAATTCTGATGGCTTAGTAACAACATTGATTGGAAATAAGATTAAAGGTCTGAGACGTGACGCTGGATATACAGCTGTTGAATTTGCTCAACTGATAGGGTGTAAAAGCGCACAGCAGTTATATCGTTATGAACGAGGAATAAATAAAATAGATATAGATACTTTGGTTTCAGCTCTTAAGATTTTACGTGTTGATATTAAAGAATTTTTTAATGAGGTGATGTGGGAAGTTCAGTAGCGTTAACTATTAAGTGAATTAGTTAGGCATTCCTCATTATTAAGAGTAGTTTTGGAGTGCCTACTATTAGGTAGGCATACTTTTTATCACTGTCAGTTTGTTTGCTGATAGATGTAAATGTTTTTTAATAAGTTTGATAGCAAACGCTTTGTTTTGTTTTGATGAATCACAGTAAACGGATAGCTCAACGAATTTGTCCATAAATTCATCTATAGAAATCAATCCAGCAATGTTTGTTCTATAGAATACATAAATTATTGATTGCTCAGTATGTGATGGTTCCCGATGCTCATTGATACAATTTAAAGCTAATAGAAATAATTGAGTGATATTCAT